GCCACCAATGGTAAGGTTTTAATACAATACTGGCACGGCATAGCCAATCTGCCACCCGGCACAGTTATTCCTAAAGTGTTCGCCAAGACCATTGTAGGCATTAGGTATAAAATTACTGGTATTGGTGGCACCTTTGAACAATCTTTAAACCCAACAACTCAACAAATGGTTGGCTTCATGCGTAGCCTGACACTTTGGTTTGAAAATGGCTCGTGGATTAAAACCCAATGCTTTGAAGATCGTTGGCAAGACTTTAGCCACTTGCTTGATGTTCCAACGGCTGCTAGGCCAGTGCCAGAAGGTTTCTTTGAAGCCGTGGCGGCAGTTGAGCCTTTCTGTGAAGATACTAGCGCCGTTCACCTTGGGGTTGAAACGCTTATGTCGCACCTTAATGGTGAAGATGGCGCTGTATATGAGTGCAAGGGTGTTCAGTCTGGCAAGATATTTAATGCCAAGCTAATTCGCCAAGTTGAGCCTTACGTTACAACTCTTGACTTGACAACGCAACCTGATCGTGCTTTCTTCTTTGGCGGAACGATAGCCAATCCAATTCGCGGCGTCTTTATGGGAATGATCGGTAGCCAGTGAAGTTTGACGAAAGCACCCCGAAGCGAATTAAAGCGGCAATCAAGGCTGGTAAGATTGAAAGGCAGCAATTCAGCCGCCAGCCAATCCCGCCAGCCAAGAGCTATGAGTTGTTCGGTTTTGATGAATTAAACTTTGGTGGCGACCGCACTTTAATCTTTGACGTTGAAAGCTATTTGAATTATTTTTGCGTCAGCTTTAAGTGCGTTGTCACCGGCAAGATCGTTGTCTTTGAGGACAGTGAATATAGTAGTTACACTATTAATCTACTCCCTGTCACGCAAGAGCAATGGTGCCAGCAACTCATTTATATTATATATCGCTTCACCATTGTTGGGTTCAACAGCCGGGTATATGATTTACCAATGTGCTTAATCGCGGTGCAAGGCGTTCGCGCACCAATGCTGTGCCAGATCACAGAAGAAATAATTGTTCACGATATGCCGCCACACGAAATTGAGCGCAAATATGTGGGCAGAATACCTAGGACTAATCACATTGATTTAATTGAAGTAACCCCGCTTCAAGGTTCGCTGAAGTTATATGCAGCCAGATTGCATTGCCAACGTATTCAGGATTTACCTTTTCCTGAATTGTCAATATTAGAGTTTTGGCAGATTGAAATTGTGAGGGATTATAATATAAATGATCTAGATAACACTGAATTGCTGTGGCAGGATTTAAAGCAACAGATTGACTTGCGCGTTGAATTGGGTAAAGTATATAGTGTTGACCTAAGATCACGCTCCGACGCGCAGATTGCCGAAACTGTTATAGGCAACGAGCTAGAAAAGCTTGGCGTCAAAACTAAGGCAGCTTCATGGAAAGAGGGGGAAGCTTTTTATTATAAAGTCCCTGATTTTGTCAACTTCAAAGACCCTGCATTTCAACGAGTGCTAGAAGTTGTTAAAACAACTCCTTTTGTCATTGGCCCTAGCGGCTATGCAGCCTGTCCTAAAGAGATAGAGAAGCTTAAGCCTAACCTGAATGGGCGCACCTATCGGCTCGGCGCTGGCGGGTTGCACAGTAGCGAAGAAAACGTCTGCCATGAAGCCGATGAAGATACGCTAATTATTGATCGTGATGTTAGCTCCTACTATCCTTACATAATTCTCAACCAAGGGTTATTTCCTAATCACCTTGGCGTAGCCTTTCTACAAGTCTTTAGGAACCTTGTCAACCGGCGAATTAATGCCAAGCGAGAAAAACAAACTGTTACGGCTGACAGCTTGAAGATAACAGTCAACGGTAGCTTTGGCAAGCTCGGCAACCCACACTCCAAGCTGTATTCGCCTGATTTGTTAATTCAAGTCACAATGTCAGGCCAGCTATGCTTGCTTATGTTAATTGAAGCAATTGAGTTGGCCGGTATTCCGGTAGTGTCTGCTAACACTGACGGGGTTGTTATAAAATGCCCGAAGAACCGCTATGCTGACCTTGAAAATGTCATAATGACTTGGGAAGAAGCCACTGGCTTTATAACAGAAGAAACTCGCTACAAGGGTATATATTGCCGGGACGTTAACAATTATATAGCAATTAAAGAAAGCGGCGGTTGTAAGCTGAAAGGCGTTTATGGCGAAGTCGGCTCGGCCCTTAACTCCCCGCTTAGTAAGAACCCTGAAGCATATATAATATCAATGGCATTACAAGCGTTCCTAGAGGAAGGCACACCAATTGAAACTACAATTGAAATGCTTGGCATGAATGTTAATACTAAATACTACCCTACTCCATTAAGCCGCTTCCTGTTAGTCAGGAATGTTAGAGGCGGCGGTGAGAAAGATGGGGTTTATTTAGGTAAAGTCGTTCGTTGGTATTATGCAGAAGGTGAGAAGGGTTGTATTAATTCTATATTAAGTGGCAATAAGGTGGCTAACTCCGATAACGGTAAGCCATGTATGATTTTGCCAGATGATTTCCCACATGATATTGACTTGGCTCGGTATGTGCGGGAAGCATACGATGAATTATATAAAATAGGCGTCTTAAAGAAACTGGCTACGGGGTCACTATTATGAGTGAGCATATTGGTAAAGTATATTATTATAATTGCCGGTTGAATGGCGACACAGCTTTGTTAGCTGGCCCATTTGAAAGTGCTGAATTAGCTGAAAAATGTGGCGAGTATGTCGGCCCTACTACTGTTGATGAACACCCTGAAGCTCGTAAGGCTACGTTTGGCGTAGTTGAAATGAATAAGCCCGGTGCTGGCGCTGGCTTTTATAATTACTTATTACCTAATGAGTTGATCGGCTTCATCCTGATTGACACAGAGGCGAAACCGCACTGAAATCTCGCCGCTAGGCCGGTTTTCCGCCCCGTCAGGCCGCGCTCGCCCCTGTCGGCGGCACTACCCTACGCTGAAGGCGCTTCTACGCGCCCCACACCTGATCGTATATGAGCCAGCCAACCACAGCCAGCCATACAATTACCAATAATCCCATTAAAAGCCGGATTAAACATGGGGCAGGTTTATCATATTCGTCAAAATCATCCTTCACTTCTGGCTTCCCCTAAAGGTGGCGGCGCAGTTACACTCTCGCCAGTTTCTATAAATACTTGGGGAGCGTCAGAGTTAGCAGTAAGTGGTTCACTCACTTCAACTTTAGCAAAGGTGAATTTATCAACCTTAAGTGTTTTCTTACTTTTAAATGCTTCGCCAAGGGCATTGATCTTTTTAACCGCTTCAATGCGCCCTTCGCCAATATGAATACGCTCTGCAATTATTTTCATAACCCTTATGATAGGGTCAAAGTCAGGCTCGTTCATTTCTACTTCTGTAAAAGTATGCAAATGAGGCGACATAATAATTGGCTTGCCATCTTCAAGCAAGGTTTTACCTTCAGCATTTACAATAGAAACAGTAACCGATACTGCAAGCTGCGTAGGAGCCGCTTCAACATCGCCATCAATCATAGGCGCGAAAGCTGGCATAACATTAATCTTTGCTTTCCACAAATGGCCGGTTACATTATTCTTAAAAAATTGATAGCCGCCTTCGCTATAGTCAGAAGGAGCCGCCATAACCTCAATTTCAGTCTTTCGTTCGTCTGCCATGTTTCACCTATGGTTTAGGAGTTGTGCCACCGTAAGGGTTATGAGTATAAATAAAGCGACCTTCTTCTAAGCCAGCCCCATAAGTTTGACAATGGCATGAAATGTGGGCAACTAATCTAACACCCATATCTTCTACTTTAATTATTTCTTCCCATCGGAAACCATCTTTATCTCGCACTGGCAATTTAAGGCCAAGTGCTTCTGGCGCTTTTTTACTAGACCTATCATCTAATGTCAAGGGCGTTGTAACAGAACATATTAATTCAATGCCGCTTTCACTAGTTAGCTTAACACATTTAGAGTGAGCAATTTTATTATTATTCACATCTATATATGTCAAGCCATCTAAACTGTCATTTAGAATTTCAATTTGGGAGCCAATCATAACTTGATTAGCTCTAATACCGTTAGGCATAAAACTATTAACGTCAACACAATCGTCAACATAGCCACCGCCGCCACCGCCAGCGCCACTATCACCGCCAGAGCCAGCAGAGTTAGGCGAAGTGCCAGACGCCACAAAGTAACGATCAGTCCTTAGCAAATCATCGGGGTTTGTAGTATAAACATAAGGAACAGAGCCAACACTATCGCCATCTAAGCCGGGGTCGTCAACATATACAATCCAATAAGTAGAAAATGGCACAACAACACTACCAGCGTTCCAACTAAGAGTAAGTAAAGTGCCACCTGCACCAGCGACTTTACGAACGTGAGCCGGAATATTTACAGTAACATTTGAAGCGCCCACAGTATATGTAGGAGTTAAATTAGTTGAGTTTGAAATATTAACAATCTTTTGAGTGTTGTAAAATGTCGGGTCAGCAACACGGCCAGTAGTAGGACTAATTTTAGATAATACAGTGGCGTTTGCTGTAACAGCGTTACCCAATATACCAGCCGTAAGACTTACCGCAACCCAATCACCGGGAACATTCTCACGGCTAACGTGCCGAGCTTCAATGTTATAAGCTGCACCTTTAAGTATGTCAACAATAATAACGCCATTCTGTGACGCAATTCTAGGCACTGGCGCAAAGTAAGTCCAAAGACTTGCAGTAGTTAGTTTGTGACGAACCTCTGTATGTTTAACGCGCACTGGCGGGTCTGTCCATGTAACCGACATTGCATCTTTAATCGCGGCTGGCGAGCCAACACTAATACTAATGTTAGTTACAGTAAAGTTATTGACAGGATATTTAGTTAGGTTGTCGCGCTTAACACCAGTGCCAGTAGTAAAGGCATTAGCAACTGTGCCAGCGCCCCAAATAGAAGCATGAATTTCTTTAAGCAACATTGAAACGCCACCATAAGGGTCAATTTCATGCCGCCAAACTCTAAACAATTTAACCCAACCAAACCTGTCGCTAGTATAGCGCACAACCGAGTAGGCTTGAGCTTGCATAGCCTTCATTTTCCATGAAGCTGTAAACTCGCCCTGATATTGGCCGGAATTTAATTTAAGTCTAGCTAGACGTTGTGCCAGCACATGACTTAATACTTGTGGAAAATCCTGAGTGCGCCTAGATTTAAAGCCAAGGTTTGCTTCATAAACACTATCGCGCACAGCCGGATAAGCGAACGGCTGATATAATGTATTGACTGAAGGATTAATAAATTTACCAATTACTGAATTAAACTGCTCGCTCATTCCTTTCCATTCCAGCCAGCGAACAGTGCTATCTTCAGTTACATCATCGTCAGTTAATTCAACAGCAATTTGTGCCGTATCATCAACATTTGCATAATAACTCCACAATCCACCGGGGTCTAGCAACCGGCCAATCAAACCATCGCAAGTAATTTTATCTTCATTACTTGTGTGTTCATCATCTGTTGACAACAACAAGTCAGTATAGTAGCCAGCTACTTCACAAGCATTGGCACCAGCGATGAAAGTATTAAAGTTAATATCTTCAGGCGAAATACCCCGCCCACACATTAGCATCCATTCGCCAGTTTGGACATTTTGAACGCGCCAGCCAAGTAAATACCAAAGCGCCTGTAGTGCATTGTTACGGCCTATAGGCTGGCTATTGCCATCAAGTGTTGCATAAGCCCATGTTGTCTGATCGTCGGCCCTGTGAGTGCCAGAGCCGCCCCTAGTGCTATCTCTACGCGGGTCATATACTAAAGCGCCTTCGCATACTTGGGTATAGCGGCTAGGAACGCCATCGGGTAACTTTTCTTCATCAACTAACCAAGCATACTTTACATGAGCAACGCCAGTAAAAACGCTTGTGCTAGTCCAAAGTGTTCCACCGCCAGCACTTAATGCAGTATCACCCGGCACACCTAGTTTAGTTGTGCGAGAAAGTAAACCCACATATTTAGTTTGAACAGCGCCCGCCGCACTTATAGCCAAGTCAGTTTCAATATAAAGCTCCTGAAAGCTTTGTATTCTGTGACCAGCTACAGCAAGCACTTCATCGAAATTAGTTTGAGCCGTTCCCCATACTTCCCAAAAGCGAACGTCAAGAGGCGCAGCTATTTTACCAAACATTATCTTTCGTGCAGTTTCAGGGTCAAGGCTCTTATTTAAATTATTTACATTCTTAGAAGGTGGCGCTGCCTTCTTACCACCAAATCCAAAGACACCGCCGACAATTTTAGTGACAAAGCCGACAACGCCTTTGACAACCTTAACGGCTGCTTTAAATATTTTCTTTACGAAACCCATAGCGCACTATCCAATTCGATTGTGGGCGCTTCAACTAATCCAGTTTCGCCAAGAAATAAACTATTCATACCATTTGCATAACAAATGCCGGGAGTTGGGCCAAATATTCTAAGCTCTTGTTGAATATGAAAACCATATATACTTTCATTTAAAAATACAATGTCACCCGGTCTGGCAAAGGCAATAGGTTGTAGCTCGCCACCAAGCTTTTTAATTAAAACCTCTTGCACTGTTTCACAACCGTCAACTTCTTTTAGCGCCTTTTTGCCCATTAAAAGAGTTTCGCTTTTGCCAGCATAGTCGGCCATGAAGTCAATATCAATAACAGCTTCAATACCTTTGAACGCCCAAAATAAACAATTAAGGGTTTCAAAGTCAAATGGTTGCTCACGATGTTCTCTTACAACATCGCTTAATCTTTGTTGCCAATTAACGTGCCGCCGCGTCATTCAATATATGTCCTATATCCATAGCCACCGCCAGACCCGCCGCCAGTAAAAGCAGCACCACCACCGCCGCCAGTTTCACCGGGTATTGGTGAAGTATTGCCAACAACAATTGCTTGATTAAGTTCAGCCGTAGTAGATTTTCCAATAATAGCCGACATATTAGCTAATTGATAAATATACTTCTGGCTAGTATCATTGGCATTAATATCAATTTGTTCACTGTAGCGAGTGTTTAATGGTTCATCGGCAGAAGATTGTTGACCTTCAATTACACACTTAATTGTGCCGCCTTCATTATTTTCTTCAAATGGCATACTATCTATACGCCCGGTTTTTATTCTAAATGGTTGTCCGGCAACCAAGAATGTAACAGGGTCTAATAGCATTAACCAAACAATAGCTCGGCGGAATTGCCAACGGTCACGATCACGAATGACCTGTTGCATCATTGTATCATTTAAATCAACACCGGGAAAGGTAATTTCTAAACCGTCTGACCCGCCCACACCTTCAGACACAGTATTAATTTCAAGAATATCTCCAAGGCCGCTAAATGTTTTACCATCTAAACTAGGGTCGCCAGTAGAAGGGAAGCCTGTCACTTCTTTAATTGAAATATTATCCCAACGTGAAGTAGCATCTGGCCCACCTGTGTAAATGCGAAGTTGCTGATAGCCATTATTTATGGCAACAAATGTAAAGGAAAAGTTGACAGGGGCAGTTGGCACAGTAGTTTGAGCAAACTGATTTTGCATAGAACTATCTGAATGATTATCATAAATACCACACAATAAACCCCAATTTGTAACATTTCCTGAAACAAGAGTGCCAGTAACCTTATAAGTTTTTCCTTCAGTTAAGCCACTAAGTATCCAAACTATACGTTCATAATAATATGGTGGCGGTTGACTAACGAGCAATAACTGACCAGCATTACTAGAGGCGGCTAAACCAGCACTAATAATATCTGCCGATGTAACATCACTAGCAACATCAAAGTTACCAAGATAATTACCGCCTTTATTAAACATTTCAGGGCCAAGAGCATTGCCATCGCCAAAAATTAAATTTCCATGACCTGTCCATGCGTATAAAGGGTCGCCCTGAATATCTAATGAAACTATAGCAGCCATCGGAATAATAATCTTATTCGCGGCTTTTACAGTCATAGGGTCAAGGGGTCTAGTCATTAGAAGCTTTCTAAGGCTTTTAATTCAAAGTTATGAATAACTGGCGCTTGTAAACCCCAAGTGCTAACTTCATCATCAACTGCCGACATAGGACAAGTTGGCGTTTTTAAATTCATTATAGTGCCATGTGGGTAGCCTTGCCTCAGTGGCGGCTCAAAATAAATCGTTGAAACATCGCTACCATTAGAAAGACAATCTTGAGTTACTATTTTTAATTCATTACCAATTCTAAAATAATCACCACGCTTTGCAAAAACTGCCCCAACAGATAAATCTACTGTAGTTGTCCAAGATATTCTAATGCTAGCTTGCCTACCACGAATAGGAGCGCCACCATCCCCATAAGTTTGAAATGTGCAATTTTGTTGATTTAAACTTTTTGGCACATATCCCGGCACTGGCAAGTCAAATATATTGGCTTGGCCTTCTAATTGTATTAAAAATGCACGAATGTCATTGGCTTCAGGTTCGGGGTAGTTAACAAGTGTTCCGCTGAAACTCCAAAGCGCATATGGTAAAGTAATAGTTTGACGCGAGCCAGTAAAGCGTGAACGCACTGTTCTACCAGCGCGAATAATGCCCCACTGATCTACGCGAGTAAAGCCAAAATAGGCTGGAATGGGAATAACAGCCATTAGCCACCCCCTATTCGTTGGCGAGTAGAACGGGCCGCTGCATCTTGCGCCACAACTTGCCTAGTTTCTTGAATAGTAGCGGCTTTGTGGGCTTCTAATACTGGCACCAATTCTGTCATTGTATCTTGAACCATGTTACCTTGAACAGTAATGTTAGTGTCGCCTTGGTAAATATTTCCAGCGCCACCATACATAGTATTATCGTTACCGGCGACTGTGGTTTGACCGGGCCGCAGGACGCTATAGCCGCTCGTAGGAGCGCCGTATTCATCGCGTGGGCCGGAATATATGTCTTTGCCGCCCATCGTCTTGCTAGCGGCACTAGAGGCGCTTTTAGAGGCTCCCTTACCGCCACCGCCAAACATCTTAACGCCAATTGCTACGAGAAATGCCAGTGTAGCAGCGCCAGCCGCAATGTTTAATGGGAATGGCAAGCTGGCAATTGCTTTAGCAACAGCCGCCACACCATCTGCCGCCGCTCTAATGCCGCTATTAGCTACGCTACTGGCAGTTTGTGTTTTGTCAATTAGCATAGCTTTAATAGCCATAGCGAATTGAAATAATCTAAATGCTCGCTCGGCAGTCTCTAGGACTTTATAGCCAGCAGAACCTTCTTTAAAGAAAGTTTTAGCAGCGCCAAGCATATTAGCATAATTAGCTATTTGAGCTTGTGCCATTTCTTCTTGAATACGGCCTTTTTCAAATTCATATGCAGTTTGTGATTTTAAACCTTCATCATATTCTTTTTGTAAGTCAGCCAGCTTTGCTTTGCTTTCCTCTTGTGCCGCTGTAAACTCAAAGATAGTATTAATTACATTAGAAAAGCCTTCGCCAACTGTGCCAAATAATTCACCAAAACTTTCTGTGGCTTCTCTTACCCCGTCAGCCACATCACGCGCCGCGTCAGCCGCCCTGTGAGCAGCTTCAACATCATCTTCGCGTTTGCCTTTAGCAGCCGCCGCCTCTAGAGCCGCAGCCGTTTCATCGCGCAAGGCTTCAGCTACGCCCACATAACCTTGACGTTCGGCTTCAAGGACTTTAATTGCAATTTCACGCAGCTTGATAGCTTTAGCTTTTTCTTCATTACTCATACCAACCAAAGTTGCTTCAAACTTTAATTGTTCATTTTCGTCACCAAGCGCCCGCTCCATTTCTTTGATCTTTTGAGCATTAGTTGCTTTAATCCAATCTTCAGTAGCTTTAGCCATTTGTTGAGTTAATGAAGCTGCCTTTTCCATAGCAGCGCCAGTGCCTAATGCAGCCGCAGCCGCGTTAAGCTCCGCAGCTTCCCGCTCTGTCGCCATCCGTTTTACTTCAAATATATTCTTACCAATTTCGGCAGTTGATGTTTGTAATGCTTTAAGGTAAGCTTCAGCACTTTTTAATGCTTTATCCCAAGCTTTTTCTTCTTCACTGGCTTTAGCTTTTCTAGCTGCATCGCCTTTACCAGCTTCATCCCTTATCCGATCTTCGCGGGCGCTACCCCTTGTGCTTACATATGCTCCTACTGCCTTTCTACCGCTTGCATCACCAGCAGTTTTCATTTTATCAAATTGAGCTTGTGCGCCAGCCGACATACCGGGAACTTCAAATTGAAAAGGTTTCCAGTCGCCGCCTTCAAAACCAGCAAATTTTCTAAAATTATTAATAACTTTAACCGATTTATCTATTGCATCATTTATAAACTTTAGAATTTCAATTACAGCAAATTGAAAAGCAGCAGCAAGAGAAGCCGGAATATCACTAGCAGCAGATTTGATAACTCCAACCCCGTAGCCAAAAATGTAAATAACATCTTTAATAAAATCATCTGCATCTTTAGCTAGATAATCAAGAGCGTTATTCCAAGCATTAGCCACATCATCTAAGTTAAAAGCTTCAGCAATAGCACCAGCAATACCGTGCATTACATCGCCCATTGTATAGCCTAAGTCAACGCCTTTTTCTTCAAGCCGCTCCATTTGTGTTTCGGTAAAGCCAAATTCTTTTTGCACATCGCCAAGCCCTAAAGAAGCTCCACGAGCCGCCAGACCTAGAGTAGCCATACCAGCACCAACAGCAGCCAGCGGGCCAGCTAATCTAGTTATCCAAGGCATTATACTAGCGCCCATTTGCTTAAAGGCTGAAGCCGCGCTAATGCCTCTTGCACGAGCCGTTTGTAATACGTCGCCTATCTGTGGGCCTTGTTGCACCAATATCATTAATGGGTTCATACCCATAGCCGCCGTAACGCCAATATCTGCAAACTGGCGTGACAGGTTAAGCATTTCGTGGGCTTGTAACTTAGCTGATCTAGCGCCCATACCCATTGCAGCGTTAGCTACACCTTGCCGCCTAGCAAAGTCAGCCGACCGGGCATTTAGAATTACTTGCGCTCTAGCATAGTCAGCAGCCGACATTGCGCCAGCTTCAAACAATACGCGAGCTTCAACTAGCTCTTGATTTACTCTTTCAATTGCCATTTCTAGCGGGTCAAGTGAAGCTCTTAACCTACTAACCCGGCTTTCCATATCGTCACAAGCCGCAGCCGCGCCAGATGAAGCATTACGATTTTTATTTAATTGATCGTTGTATAAACCCATTGCCGATGTATTGGCATTTATAGCAGCAATTGCAGCCCTAATACTAGCTTGCATTGCAGTAGTAGCTGAAGTTGTGCTTTGAGTTGATTTAGTGGTTCGTTCGGCGGTTCTACTTAAATTTTCAAGTTTAGCCGCGCCATCGTCAGCACTAGAGGCGTCAACTTTAATGCCAAGTGTGGCAATATCGACTTCAGCCATTATTTGCGCCTTTTAGCTGCCGCGTCGGCTTCAACTGAAATATATACCCTGTCTAGTGTTAATAGAGTATCTAACTCCCAATCGTCAAGCTCAATACCGCGTAGTTTAGACCAGCAATATATTTCCGTATATGTTAGTGGCGTAACTCCCCAACCATAATTGCGGCGTGTATTAGTTAAGTTAATAAACCACTCATACACATGGCTCATTAATTCTGGCATTGGTGGCAACTCGTTTAGCCTCATTTGGGCTAAAACATCGCCTTGGTCAGCAGCACTAATTAAATTATCTAATTCGCTAGAGCCATCTTCTAGCCTAACGTCTAACTTAAAACGCGCTCTGGCGTAATCTTCTAAGTCACCCGTTAAGCCGGAATAAAATTTTCTAAGTCACCAATGGCTTCATCAACCTGTTCGCGCATCCAAAGTATGCGAGTATAAAGGTTTAAAGCATTTGGAATACTAAATGTAACGTGCTGGCTACCAAGCAAGATTGTGGGCTTAACTTCCACAACATCGCCATTTTCATTATAAATCTCGGTTTCCCATCCCACAGTGCAAGCAACTAGCATTTCTAAAGCTTCCCGCTCAATTTCTTCAGCGGTGCGTGGGTCTAGCGGCTTACCCCGGCGAGCAGCTAGGGCTTCTGTCCTAACTCTTTTATTAATACGTTCCCTGACTAGCTCGCGGAATGTGGAGCTATGCTTACCCAATACAGTTATAAATATGCCGATAGGGTCTTTAGTAACAGGGTGAACGATAGGCACTCTAGCGCCCTTGTCGCCAGCTACGGCTGTGTCAAGACTTTCAAGATCAATTTCAGGCTTGACTTCAGCCTTTACTTCAGGTTCAACTTTAGGCTTTGGTTCAGCAATTGTTTCATCTTTAGCATTTGTCATAAAAACCCGGTTCCTAAAAAATGGGGTAGCCACGAAAGCTACCCCATCACCACTACGCTGTCAATGCGGCGAGTGGATTTTACTATATAAATGCTGTATCTTGAATACTGATCGTAGCCGTTTCGTTAGCCGTGCCAGTGCCACCATTAACATTTTCAAGTGCTGCAAACGACATTGTTTGTGTAATGCCAGTTTGAATATCATCTTTATCAGCACTATTAAATTTAACTCGCGGCATGATGAAAGCAATACAGCCAGAGCTAGCGGTATTGTCGCCAGTGAAAACACCAACTAAGTTACATTCGGTTTCATTAATAAACAGGTCGCGCATAGTTGCATCGCTAAATAGCGCGGTAACTTGTCCTGTTACATCAATAACGCCGGGGAAAATATCAGGGTCAATATTGGAACCAACAACGCCGCCCGGTGCAGCATTATTACCATTAATAGTAATGGTCATTCCAGTTACAATTGCTGCAACAACTCCGTTAACGATCAAAGCGCCGTTGACAGCCGCAGTAATTGGGCCTATAGGTGCGTTTGCTGGCGTAGTGAAATACTCAGCAAGGCCGGGTATCATCCTAAGTCCAAGCGCCGGAAATTCAACAGTCGCTAGACCAGTAGCGGGAAGGCCAATTGTCGCGCCACTAAAAATAGTATCAACAAATACTTCACTAATTGCAACATCGCTAAACCAATGTTCAATTGTAAAGTAATCGCGGGTGTGACCTAATTGTGGAATTGAAATCTTTTTACCAGCCGTTGCAAAAGTTACAGAGCTACCCGAAGCTTGGGCGACAATATCAACTTTATTCAAAGCACGAACTGTCATTACAAGTGCTGTAACATTTGTAACTAAAAGGTTCTGTGTATTAGGGCCAGCGCCAACGCCAGTGCCTCTAATAACTTCACCAATTTTAAAACCATTAGTCAACCAACTACCAGCCGCCCGCGTCAGTGTGCCAGCAAACGTGCCAACGCCAGAGCTAGCAATAGTTACGTCAGTTAATGCGGTGCTAGCTCCACCAGCCGCCGCCCGCGCTCGCAATACACCTTCAAATGGTAGTTGATAGCCGCCAACGGAAAGCTCGCCAGACAAAGAGCCAGTTACAGCATGGACACCATGCCTAAAGTCTCGCCGCTGTTGAGAAGCCAAAATTTCCGCGCTAGTATAGTTGGCTTTTGTCAAAGTAATACTTGACGAAACGCGCCTCATATACTGCGCTGTGCCAGCCGCCCCCGGTGGAGCTACAACATTCAAAGCCGTTTGACGCTTGATTGCGACTTTCTTAAATACGCCAGTAGCAATAGCAACCATTGTCTTAACCTTCCATTTAAGGCGGTTTGGCTTGATATACCAATATCAGCGCATTTAACGCCTGTCTATACTAAATCGTCAAGCTGTGTCAACATACGCAAAGAAGCGGCACCTAACTCTAATAATGTATCTATCATCTTCAACATTCCCGCCAGCTATTTCTGGCGTAGTTTCAATTATAATTTTAAGTCCATCAGCAAGTATAGTTGTGCCACGCCTAAAATGTTGTTTGACTGTTTCAGCTTTAGCTTGTGCGGCACCGCCACCTTCATTTATAGGATAAGCTAAAGTATTAGTAAATATTCCCCGTTGTAAATAAGGGTCGTTAGCATAACCTCTATTATCTGGCTCTGCAAACAAAAAGCTTGGCGCTTGAAAAGCTGCTTCAGTTGGCTTAAAATTAACATTCTCATAGGCAGTCGGAAAACCCGGCTCTAAAAGCTCTAAGAAATCTTCAATGGCTTCTTTAATTTCTTTATTGCTCATTAAGGTAACTCTGTCGCCGCCTGTCTAACTATGCGATCAAATTCTAATATAGTTACTTGAACCATGCCTTGTGGCGCTTGACGCCAACTCCAACCATTTTCTAGCCGATTAGAATACGGAAGGCTATTTGTAATATAATGCACCATTCCAATAACTCGCTCCGGTATTGCTCCGGTTACTTTACTAATTGTCGGGCCACCTGTTTTATCTTTTTCTTGTGTAGTGGTTATATTAATATTATTACCACCATATTGCCAATTAGCTCTAAACCTTCCGCCCACATATCCCGGTGGCGCTGGCCGCTTCCAGAATTTAGGGTCGCCAACTGGCGATTTTAAAACAACAGATGTAGATAAATCAAATAAAATCTTCTTAACAACCAAGTTGGCTCTAACATCTGCTGATCTAGCAAACTTCCTGATTTGTTCAGCAAATGCTTCATATACGGCCATTAACCCGCTCTTATCTGTATCTCATATATTGCAATCAATTCGCCGCTATATGTGGGCAGCACATTAATTACATTATGCCACTGACCATCAATACCTAATTTATCTCCGCTAGTCGGTTCAATCCCGGCTGCATCAAAATGTTGTTTAGCCATTGTTACTTTTAAGTCGCCAACTTCAATCAACCCGCCAGCGGCATAACCTTGGCCTTGTTTATAAAATTCAACCACGCCTTTAATTGTGGCTTCCTTTGGCGTTGGCGTAGCTGTGCTATTCGTTCGATCATAGGTGCCGGGGGTTAGCTGTTTATACTGAATATTCTTACCGTATTCAGTTATCAAATCAGCCGACAAGCCGGGAATAAAGGTATCTAATTCCGTCATGTTCTAACAACCCTAGCCATCATGCCAGTTGTCGCCGGGTCTAAAAACATACTTAATCGAGCAGCCGCAGCCGGGAAGCGAGCGCCACTAGTTGAGCTTCCAGTTGAACCAGTCCCGCCACCAATATAATATTCAACTTCAATAGGGCCAACCACAACCTTTTGTTTGGGAAAGCCGCCACTAGAGTTTGGCATTAATGGGGTTGTATGATTAATTAAAGCAAACTCAATTTGAGCTTCTTTAATTTGAATAGGAACGCCTAAACTAAATAAATAGCCTAGGTCGTATAGCGTTGTCCTAGGCCAAGCCAAAGCTTGACCGGGAACAGCCCTAATGCCAACAAATGAGGGGCCGAAGATATATGTAATATAATCTGCCGATGTTCTTAATAGTTGTTCTTTTCGCTCTTGACTAATTGTTGCCCACACATCGTTGCCACGCGCCAAGTGATAGGCGTTGGCTTCATCAACGCTAGCATAGCTTTCGGCAGTTGGCAAGCCAGTGCCATCTTCAACAATTAGCATAGCTAATTACCTTAAAAAAGGCGGGCCACGTTAGCAGCCCGCCTTTCGCTTTAAAGACAACAAACGGCGGGAGCTATTTGTTATCTTTATCGTCAGGTGCTTTAGCCGGTGCCGGAGCGCGAGCCGGTGCTGGCTTTTTACCTAAATCAGCAGAGCTAGGGGAGCCTTTGGTTCCCCAACCACCCGGCTTACCAAGTTGGTCAGCCAAAGCTTGACCGCTAAGGTTATTGCCTTCTTCAAGTGGTTCAGGTTGCGGCAAGCCATCTTCAGTGACCGGGGGAATATCGCCCCATGCCGCGTCAGTTTCGCTACCGCCAGCGCCGCCATCCGTGCTAACTGCCAATATAGCAGCCGGAACAACCGCAGTATTAACTACGCCAATTCCTGCCATTGTATCGCCAGAGCCATCAGGAGCTTCAGACAGTGATCGGCCAAGCTCGCCAACTTCATCTTCGATCATTTGAACGCCAGCCTTAAGCCGCTCAACAACTTCAGGGTCAGGATGATAGGTTTCAATTAGATTAAAACCTTCCTTAAATTCCCTAAAACTATTCAAGACAGTGCCAACGCTAGGCATACCATTCAGGGGGTTCATTACCGGGTTTTCACCCCTATTGTTGGCAATTCTTTGCGCCCTGTCGTCATGCCTTTTTGCTAGGCTTTCCATTACAATTTCCTTTCCACTTTAAATAAGTTATTCAGCGCGAGCAATGACGAACGCCAAGCCAGCTTGCCGCCTGTCAACAACTCTATTCCAGTGAGCCGCCAGCCGCAAGTCAGCAAGCGTTGGCGATTGTTCAACTAGAGTGCCTTCAACCCATTCAAAGCCTTGGGGATGAATAATCCAAGTCTTTCTTTCAACAATGGCTTCCATGCCGCCACCGTGACCAGCCAAAGGTGTTCTAACAACTTCAGCCGCAACCTTTGGCGCACCTTCGCCAAGTGCAAAGGCAGAGCCTTCAACTTGTCCAAAGCCAAACGAGCCAGAAGAAAACAGGACTGACGTATAAACGCGAGCAGGGCCAGTGCCAGTAACAGGCAGAGTATCGTCAACAATAACGGCTCTACCTTTATAGGTTTTCATCGTCAAGTTGCCTTCACTGTCACGCACATCAACCAACTCGTCATTTTTCAACATACGAGCTTCAATGTTGCTGTGAACAGCAATACCCTTAAACATATCAGCTTGTTCGCCAGCCGTATATGCTGCATCAATAAACGCATTTGCGCCAAAGACACCAGCCGCGCCAACGCCAGCAGAAATGTCAACAACCATATCGCCGCCATTTGTTGCAATATTGTCAGCTAGAACGCCAACGCAAGTTGCAATAAGACGCCGGTTCATCTGACGAACCCAATATTCGCCAAAACGGTTACGGATATGTTGAAGTGGACTAGAGCCAGCCAATTCTGAAACCAAATCCATTTCACCGAAAACTTGGTTAAGCCAAGTTTTACGAGCAGTCATGGTGCCATATGGAATTTTATTCGGAACGGCCAGATCAGCGGGGTCGTCATTGCTATAGTTAGGCTCTAGTGTCGGGTCAATATCTTTCCAAAATGGAACGATAGCCAGTTTACCACCAGCCCTAGCAATAGCGGTTAGAGTTGCATTTGTCGTCATAATGCCCGCACGAATAAACGCACTACTCATGGGGTCATTAATGGCGGTGTATGAGCCGTAAACAGTCGGCACAAAAACGTCAGATAGCCTTTGATATGCCATGCTCTTTCCTTTCAGCGCCAGCTATTATTGTATAATAGCCGGGTTATCGCTTGAAATTCCAGCGGCAAGCTGAACTTGCTTCCATTCTTCAGGCCGGTTTTTCGCCATATCGGTGCGCTCGGCTTCAGTTAGATCAGCAAGGGCTTTACCGCCCGGTGAACCGCCGCCATTAGCGCCGTTAGCTCCACCCCCGCCATTAGCCGGGGCCGTAACATAATGCTTGCCAGCATCGCCAGCAGCCCATTCTTTGACAAACTCGGCAACGCTCTTGCCATCGGCAACAACCTTGCGTTCGTCACCTTCCACTTCTACAGCAACCTTTTCTTTCAAAAGGGCTTTCGCCGCGTCCATGAAATGCGGTGCAACCTTAGCCTCAATCAAAGCTCCGTTCAAGCTATTTTCAATGAGTTGGTTGCGAGAAAAACTACGTTCGCTATCACGTTCCGTAACAGCGTTATCGCGTTCGCCAGTTACTTTCTTTAAATCTCTATCAGCGGTGCGGAATTTAGATTGAGCTTCAGTTAGATCATGGCGAGTTTCCTCAAGCTCACGCTCTAACCGTTCAATTTCATCTTTATTATCGCCGCCAGCATCAGTGCGAGCTTTACGGAGTTTGCCAAGTATTTCCGTATTTTTATCAGTAAGCCGCTTTACCTCATTACCATGTTCTTCAGCTTGTTCTTCAAGTGCGGCAGCAATTAGTCCGTCAACTATTTCTTTATCTTTAGGGTCGTTAGGGTCGTAAGCCATTTGTAATCCTTATACCCGGTTCTTATCAAAACTGGAAAACGAACGCTAATACTATTTGTTGCGGCTGTCTAGCGCCTTTTTGCCTTCAACTCCGATAGCGTTAATGGGCGTCCATTCCCGTCAACCAAATCTTTTAAAGTAATTTTACCGGCTCGCCACAGATCAGCGCGACCTTTACCTAACATTTCATCCTGATATGATTGGGGTTTTCTTTTAAGAAAGCCATCAAAGGTTAAGTCGGCTGAAACTGGCCCTTCATCGCTAGCACGAGTTGTCATTTTAAATTCAGGTATATTCAGGCCCATTTCCTTAAATGTTTTAGTAATAGGCACTTCAACAGACCGGCAATTAAAGTGACGCGGCACTCCATTATTATAAGGCTTTTTCTTCTTGCCTATTGGTTTAAAATCCATATCCCATTGACACTCTGAATAAGCAATACAAACTAAACTTGTATGACTATCTAGAGTTGACACTTGCTGAATACCTGTTATAACATCTGTATTAGCTTTAAAGGTTTCTCGCCTTGCGTCATTAGCAACATTTTGAACTGACGTTTGAACCAATGTGGCAGCGTTCTTACGAGCGCCATCCATTATACCTATTTCGCCGCCTTTGCCCACAATTCTATTAATAATCTGTTGGTTTGTTTCGCCAGACTGTAAACCCATCCTGACTTGCTGGCTGAATTTAAATTGTAAATCCTCACTTTGCCCGCGCCACCAATCGGCAGTAGGAGCGCCAAACAGCATAACGTCAGAATTAAGAGATTTAAAATAATGATCTGTGGGCAGATATAATGCGTCAATTCCTAACGCTACGCCAATACCATACCGCATATCATTGGCAACATACTTGGCTAGTTGCTCATACTCAAATGATTTAAATATCTCTCTATACTTGCGGTCAATCACCTTGCCGGTTTGTTGCAAGAAAGTTTCAACCCTGCGCCGCTGGCGTTCTGTCACAGCTTCAGCCGCTAACAGGCTAACCAATTCCTTTTCTAATTCAACTAGAAACTCATAGGTTTGGTGGCGTTGACCAGCCGCGTAGCGAAACACTAGTAAGGCGTTCTCTAATACTTCATCAAATATATCTACATATACTGGCATTAAGCTTCCGATTTATCTATAATTGCCACCCTAAAACTTTCATCATCTTCAAGGGCATTTGCTGTAGTAATGTGACAAGTGCAAACATAAGCTCTGCCAACTTCCCCGCCACTTACTTCAATAAATGCTCTAGTATCTGTATAACCTTGATTGTGAATAGTTAAACCATCCTCAACTGTCCAAAGTATAGCGTCTATAACATCAGCATCTATAAGCCAAAACTTCCACTCAATTGCATAATCTTTTCTGGCTTCAGGGTCTTTTTCAATATAATACCCTTGTTCGTCTTTAACGAAACCTTCAGGCGGTGGAGCAGTTGCCATAAATCACCTAACAGTTATGGTTCGATTTTCAAACGGAATAATAAGCACTCTGTTTTCTTCAACAGGAATGATTAGCGGTTCTGGCTCAACTGTCAATACCCTATTTTCAAACGGAATAATCAATGCTCGTTCTGGCGGGGTATTTAATAAACCACCACTTTCAGCAAAACTAATCTCTGGCGCATAAGTAGAAACGCCTAGCGTAATTAACTGATCAACATAACCCAAACCAGCTAAAGTTATTGCTGGCAGATTTGCAGTAATATTTGTAGTAACAAGATCAAATGCGCCACTACCAAGTCCAACAATAGTAATTTCTGGCGGGAATGTTGACAGATTAAGCGTAGCTAGACTATTCTTTTGGCCTAGGGTGGCTAATTCTATCGCCGCTGGCGTGGTTTCTAGCGCCTCTGAAGCTAGATCGTGCTGCTGGCCTAGCGCGGCACTGGCGAGCGCCGGGGCCGCTGTCTGAAGCCCTAGAGAAGCGATGTTATGAGTTTGGCCGATAGAGACAAGTGAAATAGCCGGAACGCCGCTAACAACAGGTAAAGTAGAAGCGCCAGATGTTGCTGATAATGATGATAGACTAATAGCCGGTATATCAGTTGCTATACCTAGTGAAATAAAGTCAGCCCTACTAAGTAAGGTTGGTTGACTAATAACAGGTATAGGTGTTGTTATATTTGTAGTGCTAAAATTAGCTGTGCTAGTAATAGCAGCAATAGTTACTACAGAAGCCGATGTAGCTAAATTAGCAGAAGTTAACTTATGAGTTTGACCAAGGCTAGGTAGCGAAATAACAGGTGGATTAGTTGCAACAATTAACGGGTCAAGTCCAACAGTTGACCCCATGCCAGTTTTAGAAATAACGGCAGCGGCAGTTTCAACAGGAATTGTAGTAATATTATGAGTTTGAGCAATAGCCGGTGCGCTTAAGAAAGGCGCAGTAGTAGCTACAGCCAAAGCAGTTAATACACCAAATACCACCATTGCAGCTTGAGCAATAGCCGGAATTGGAGTATTAAGATTAGCCGCGCTTATATTGTGTTTTTGTCCAATAGCCGCCGATGTAATAGCCGGTGGAGTAGTGGTAACTGAATTTGCAGTTAAATTAGCTATTGATACAATTGATGCAGTTGATATAGCAGGTGCCGATGTTCCCACATTGATTGTAGCAATATTATGCTTTTGGCCGAGTGTGGGCAACGATACAGCCGGGGCCGATGTTACAATATTTATTGAGCTTAATAATGCTTTACTAGTGAAAACCGACAGGCTAATTGCCGGTGCCGATGTTACTATATTTGTTGAAGCTAAGTTAGTTGCCAACAAAGCTAGAGCAGATTGTGAAATGACGGGAACAGGAGTTGCTATATTTATTGTATTTAGAGCAACAGTTTTGTTAAATACAGCTTGTGATATAACAGGGATAGGAGTTGTTATATCAAATGTAGCCAGATTATGTTTTTGTCCAACAGTTACCGCATTTATTAACGGAGCCGAAGTAGTGATATTTATATTAGAAAGGCTATGTTTTTGGCTTATTGTTGGCGCTGTAATTGCTGGCGCTGAAGTAGCTAGATTTGTTGAAGCTAATACATGGCTTTGACCAACTGTAACAATACTAACGGCTGGCGCAGTAGTGGCAAGATTTAAATTAAGTAAGGCGTGTGTCTGGCCGAGCGCCGCCGCACTGATCGCCGGGGCAGGAGTAGTTATATTAAGAGCAGTAAAATTATATGCTACAATTTGACCAGCAGCAGCCAGAGTAATTTCAGGAACATATGCAACAGTAACTTGCTTTAAAACTCTAAAATAATCTACTTCAGCAAAACTACTAGAATTACCACCTAATGAAATGCTATCTGTTGCGTTACTATCTCTAGTATGAATAGCATCATAAATTTTAAAACCATCATTAGGGGTTTCACTAGTGCTTGTTATAGTATATAATACTTGATCGCCAAGTCTAATAGTAATATTGGCTGTGCCGGGAGCCGCAACCTTACGCGCTTTAAATTGAACTTTAACACTTTCGCCAGCTACACCGCCTGAATTTTGTGAAATACCACCATTAGCAACACTACAAGTAAATCCGTAAACACCAGCAGTTATATAAGGTGCAGTAGCGCCACCAGTGCGAACACTAGTTGGCGTCCAACCTACAGGAGCCGCGCCAGCGCCATCTAACGGCGCATCCATTTCAGGATTAGTGTGAGTTTCTTGCCAAACTTGAAATGAGCTAGAAACATCTTGGGTAACTAAACCATGTGCTGTAGTAATAGCCGCTTGACTAATTGAAGGCGCACTAGTTGTTATATTAGTAGAAGTTAAAGCATCAGCGGGTGGGTCGTCATTCCAAACTACAATATTATAGGCAACCCAATCTTCAGTTGCACGAGTAAATACGCCGGGATTTTCAGCAGCAGCGTTTGCAAAACCATTTATTGTTTTATCAGCACTACCAATAGTGCAACCATTAGCAGCATTGCTAATAGTGCTAACTTGATGATTAGCATAACCGCTTGGCGCAGCAGTTGATGAAGTTATAGTATCGCCAGCAAAAAAGACATTAAAAAGAGCATCTACAGCGGCACCAGTAGCATTACTTATACTCGGTGGGTCAGGATTAGTTGAAGAACCTTTTGCCGGTGTAGGATAAGCTAAATTTATTACTTTACCAGTGCTAGGTCGTATTCTAAGAGCTTGAACAACAATAGCTTCAGAAACACTTAAATTTATTGTTAAAGCCGGAATAGTATTAGCAGTTGTGACAATAAATCTAGCAAAAGCAGCTTTACAAGCATTTGTATTATCTGCTACTTGACTTGGTATAAGCCAACCGTCAGCCGCCGATGTTCCACCTAAACTTAAAGTTGGGTTGCCATCAGTAGCAATATATATTATAATTACATCGTTAGGTAATGCGCCGCTTGCCAGCGTAGCCAAACTAGGGGTATAAGCGGTCGTCCCGGCATTACCAGCTATGGCAGTCCATAAATTTCTAGTTGGCGCAACCACCGATTAGCCTTTATAATAAAAAAGGGCGAGCCAAACAGCCCGCCCTTTTAAACAGCGGGCGATTATTAGCCAGCTAGATTTGGCAGACGAACAGTTTGTGCCGTTAGCGTAAAGATGTTACCGCTAGTAACGCCCTGTGAGGCGCTAAGAGCTTGTGCAACCTCTAGCCGTGACGCGGTGCTATTCACTACGCTATTGTGGCTAGCCGTGCCTGTAGCCGTTACAGAGCCATCGGTAACAGCCGCGCTAACAACTTGGCGTCCACTTGGCGAACCAGCAGCAATAGCAGCCGGATATACGTTACCAGCGCCAAAAACTTTGTTACCAAGCGCCACAGTTGATGTAGCTGCTGTGTAAGTAGCCGGTTCGGAGCTATTAATATAAACCCCGGTTGCGCCAGCTTTCAAGGCCGCTAGGCCGTTGTCAAGTGTATTATTGTCAAGATACGGCATTACACTTCCCTTTCTAGCCTAAAGCCTATTCAGCTTGGTTTTCACAATATTCAACAGCTTCTTCTTCGGTTGCCCGCGTTCCGACTTCTTCCCATTTATAATCATAAGCTACACGATTATCGCCATGCTCGCCAGCTTCAGCAGCTTCACGCACATGACTAGGAACAAAGTGTGGGTTAGGTTCCCCGTCAATTTCTTCATCTTCAGAGTTAATCGGAGTTTTCTTATAGATATAGAAAACCCGCTTACCTTCAACAGTATTACCGCCCCAATCAAGGTAAGTAAATTCTTTACCAATTGCAATTACTTTACCGTCAGCATCGCGCAGACCCGGCCTATAATGTGGAGCCGTATTTTCATCATCTAGCAATTCTTCAGTTGCCATATCAGTAATACGGGGTGGGCCGGGTTCAATGCGATAGTTGCCCACATCAATAATGGCGGTATTTTCTTCATGCCGAATTACAGTCATTTACTTATCCTTTTCCTCTATTGGTTTTTCGGTTCCTTTGTCTTTAGGTTCGGGTATAGGTTTATCCTCACCTATTGGCGCTGCAACTGGCGGTGGCATTGCCGGGGCCGCGTCAATCCTTGCTTGTTCATCTTCAAAGCTAATTTCAGCATCAATTAGATCGCCACGCTTCATTAGATCAAAGAAGCTTTCAGACGACAATTGAGCCGCTTGAACAGCCGCAAGTAGTGAAGTAAGAGCCTGTGGAGACATTGGAAATGGCATGAAGTCACGATTAATGTCAAATTTAATATTATCTTCTGTAACAGGAACACCAGCCCATTCAGCGAATACCTTTAGGGCTTTAGTTAATCCTTCAGAAACGGCAACAGCAATTGCTGCTAAAATAGAGTTTTCGCCAGCATGGCGCATAGCAACAGTTTCAGCCGCTTCAACACCTGTTTTCTCTGGCGTCAGCATTTTAGCGCCGATAGCCGCCATTTGAGCTTCTTTTTTATCTAAATTGTCTGTTAGAGCTTTAAGCCCCTGCCCATTAAATTCTAAATAGCCAACTTCAGCACCAGCGGGAAGCATCCAAGCTGTCATTGACCCAATATATAATTTAGGCCAAATAGGCGAGCCATCAGCCGCGAAGCTCTGTGGAGTTGCGCCAGCAATCCAAGGTGTAGGAAGGCCGGTCATGTGGCAACCATGTTCAAAGTCAGCACTAACTTGAAAGTGCTTTATATTTAAATCTACCAAGTCAATCAAAACCGGCTCTGATAATTCAGGTTCGCCACCGTCAGGGCCAATGAAATAAAATGGTATATACTGCATCGGCTGGCCGTTCATAGTTGGGTAAATATCCCAACCAATTTGGCTCTCGTTTTCTTCTATAAAGCGCCGCACTCTATAGTGACCATTAATTAAATCTAACACACGAATAACGGCAAACTTTTTATCTTTAAATTCAGTTTCAACTTCAGTGTGTTGTTCCCAAAGCCGCACTTGTGTTAGAGTATAATGGTTATTAATAAATTCATAGCGCCAGTTAATTATTTGTTCCGCTTTATACATAACCATTGACGGACGCAAACCCATGACTTCAGCCTGTGCCATTGTAATAGCTGTGCCATCGGGATTTGTAATATTACCATTTGGATAATCAACTAAAACGCCAACCCGACTAACCATTATATCTTCTAATGCAACATCTTGAGCGAAGTTGTCAAAACTAACGCCAGACATAGTTACATCGTCAAGTAGTTTTTGTAATTTATCTGGATATGTTTTAGCTGGCGGCTTACGAAACATCATGCCGATGAAAGCGGCCATTGTGCGCCAAGTTGCATTAAAAAATGGCGTTCTCTCTTGACGCTTCTTATATTCAGGGTCAGTTTCTTCAGCCAGTTTAGCTAAATAAAGAGTAGTGCCAAAGTAAATATTATCTTGACCAGCTACAACATCACGACACCGACGCCATTTTTGCGAGAAAAGATCGTAGTCTGAGTGCCGGGTTTTGACGCCATTTGCTGCCATTATACACCGCCCACCTTAGACTTTATAACTCGGCCATTTACAACCGGGTAACGGTGATTGATAAAATAGCCGCCCGCATCGTTAGGATGGTCAAAGCCGCTAGTTTTATCTGGCTCGCCGTTCTTGTCATATGCTTGCTTTTCTAGCGCCTCTGCGAACATAGGGCAAGCGGTATCGTTGACATAAAGCTTACCTCTACTGCTACCCTCTAACATCATATTCATACTTAATATCCTGTCTTTAACTCTTGGGTTAGACAGGTTATTTAGAACAATGAAATTGGCTTGTTGCAATAAAGCAATATCTGAAACACTAGCCATATTACTATGTCGGCCAGAGCCAGTAGCATCAGGATATATAAAAATTGGGTGGCTAGGAAAGCGAGCTTTAATAGCATTAATCATGGCTGGCGTATCAAGCAAACCTGTTAGCTCTGCGCCAGCGTGAGGATTGTTGTCCCTTTGCATAAATACTATCGCGGCCATCTTTCCCACATTAAAGTCCATGCCGATGTGTAAAGCTTCGCCGGGTGAAGGTAACGCTGTTGAGCGGTTAGCATACCTATCATAATTAACGTAAATAGAGCCAGCAGTTAAGTTAACAAACTCGCCATCAATATACGCGGCAATTAGGTTACTTGGGTAATCCGCCAACAAGTCAGGAATATAATTTTCTGGCAAGTTGTGGGCATTAGAGTAAGTGCTAGCTTTAATTAATTCATATTCATCATTAGGCGGGTTTTTCTTCCACCTATCATATGTAAACTTAAATCCTTCAGGTGTAGTGCCAACTGCTACAGTGTTGTTGCCACCGCCTTTCTTTTTCTGTCGGTTGCGGCCTATGATCTTACGCCAGACCATTGCTGCATCGTCAGGCTTTAAAGTATCTAATTCGTCAACCAAACTATCAGCGACTTCATAGCCAATAATACGTTGCGGTCTATCCATTGTTCTCATAATGATTTGACCAGCGCCGAATATCTTTATCATTGGCGTTTGGCTTCTTACTGTTTTATAATCTTTTCCTTCTATCATTCCAAACATTTGTAGAGCATCTTCAAAACGCGGAAATGCAATTGTATTAATAAGATCATAAGTAGGGGCGTAATAAGCAATGTTACATTCAGGATTTTCAAATTTTAATTTAAATCCCCTAGTTATCAATCCTTCCGTTTTGCCAGCACCAAACCCGGCAACCATAGCCGGGTAGCGTTTTAATGACGTAACCAACCTAAACTGTGGTTCGGTTAGTAGCCGGGTTTCAGCACCTATAAAGTTACTCTGGCTTTGGTTCATTTGGCGTAGCCACTACGCCGGGATGAATGGCAAAGTTGAACACTGGCAAGCGCCGTTTGCCACTACCATCATCGCTGCCAGCATCATCATCTATCTCGTTCTGCATACGCGCATGAAGCTCTATAGCCTTTAGCCGCTCACGCACTGGAGTTTTCTCGTCATTATATAGAGCTTCCAATTTCGCCAGCTTTTGTAGTTTCGTTTCAGGCGGCTTTACTTCTTCGCCGCCATTAAGCCTAGCTTGCCTGATACGCTCTATAATGTCAAGATCATGTGACCATATTTGTGCCGCTTGATTAGACCGCATTATAGGGTCGCGTAAGTGTTTAAACACTACGCCAGTAACTTCAAACGGTGAATGGTCAGGATAGCGGGCCGATAATTCAACAAAGCGAGCAATTAGCTCGGCTTCATCTTCATCGTCAAAGATAGGAACCGGACTTTCCCACATGACTAGTAATCCTATCTGGCATTAACCGGCAACGCAACAGAAAGGTTCATTAACATAAAAATAGGGGCGACCGCTAGAGCCGCCCCTACTCTCATTGCCCCCTACGGACGGTCAATTAGGACTTGGGCGCTGCCGTTGGCGGAAGCTCCTGATCGGGCTTCTCAGGCGCGTCAGGAAGCTCGTTGCCCGCTTCCGGCTGTTCACCGGGCAAGGCGTTGTCAGCCGTTCCGCCGCCGCCTTCTGGAAGCTCCTGATCGGGGTAGAGCGTGTTACGAATTTCCTCAAGCTTTTCCTTTAGCTCGTCACGCGCTTGGCTTGGCAATTCATTGTCAGGAATTTCGTCAATAATGCCGCCAGTTGCGATAGCCAAAGTTGAAGTGCTTGCAACCAAAGCATTGTTGCCATCTTCGCCAGCATATACAGCCACTTCATCAATTGACTTGACTAGTGCTTCAAGCGTTGCAGCAATCTTTTCATTCTTTCCATAGGCTTTACCCATTAGTATTATCCTTTTTAATTTATATAGGCCGTAGGTCAAGATAGGAGTTGGTGTATTAAAGATATTTAGTTTCTTTAATGTCCAACGTGCCAATGTTCGTATTAAAATATAAATACCAAATTTGACGCCCATCCTGTCCAAAGCTTGTAGCGGAGCTTTTGACAAAAGAAAAGCCCTGCCGCTCACATGGGCGACAGGGCTTCCCTGACAGTGCGCGTATGCGCTCTGCAATTAGCTAGCTGCCATCGAAAGCTAGCTAATCTCTTTAGGCCGTGCGCCAGACACGAGCGCCGGGGCCTTTCGGGTCGTCGGCATTTACCGCTTTAACGGTAAAGTCACGAACAACCTTCATTTTAGGCCGCGTAACCGATACTTCCGTATCAACCACACGCTTGCCATCAACCTTCAAGAATTGCCCATCTTCGCCCTTCTTGTAGGTCTTTTGGCTAACAGTTTCCTGTTCGCCAGTAGCTTCAGCATAGCGAGCGCGAGCGCCGCTAACCGAAGATTGCAAACGAGCCGCAACGTCAGCCGGTTCCTCACCATCCTTAACAGCCACATGGAACGACTGATTGATGTTGAGATTTTCAAACGGATAGCCGCCAGTGCGACCACGGCGAGCCGTGCTAGTGGGAATGGGGATATTATCCTCAATCTCATAGCTAGTCGCGGAGTTGCCGCTAGAAGCCAGCGCCGCCTTGCCCGCTTCAGTCAGCGTGATCTTGGCCGTGCCGCCATCACCACTTACAGAAGTGTCAACAACAGCATAGCCGCTATTAACAAGGTCAAGCCCTTCCTCTTGCGTCAGCATAAGGCCATCGTCGCCCGCCGCTGAAATCATCGCCAAAAGGTCAGCACCGCGAGCCGTAATGGGTTCACGCTGCGTTTCCGCTGGCACTTCAATCTTTTCTTGCTTCGCCATAAATCTTCCTTTTCTCGCCCGGTTTCGTTTGGACAACTCTTACTTAGACAGCGCCAAAAACAATGTCAACAAGAAAAATGCGTTAGCCAGAAACTTTTTTACCCCAAGCCTTTTGACGGTGGAACGCCAGTGCCTTGCTCTTGCGCTAAATCTTCATCGGGTAGCGGATAATGCCGCGCCGCTGGCGACAAGTGAAGCTCGGTTAAAGGGTCAGGCTGCACCGCTTCTGTAAAATCAGTATCACAAGTTGCAGCAGCCAAGGCCATTATAATAAATTCAGCCTTTTCCTCAGTAACACAATCAGCAATTAAGATAGGCGGCGTATCGCTAAGATTTTTGAAATAAATAGCCTTACCGCTCCGATAGTAACCAGCCATTTCAATTCCTTTCGCTAGCACCGTGCGCGAATACTCCATACTTGTCAAGTGGTTCCCCGCCGTGGATTTGAACCACGATTGACGCCTTCAAAGGGCGTAGTCCTACCTTTAGACGAACGGGGAGCGAGCCTAGGTTGTCAGCCAATATAGCGCCCAACCTGCCAAGCCGGTTATAACGCCAGCCATCACTAAGCATGGAACGCTAAAGAAATTAGGTTCTTTCCCGCTACCTTTACATCGCTTGCACATTGGCCCTTGCGCGTAAGTAACCCTATTAGGTTGGGATTGCCATTTACTTCTAATCCACATGAAGCCACGGCCACTACACCGAAAGCACAAGTTATTGACCATTTCGTTTTTCCTTACCCCTTTAATCATTAGGTAAGACTAACATTAATAGCCGGTATGTCAAGTGGCAATTTAAGATAGCGTGAGATTATTGCACGAGCTTCAAGCCAGCCATACGCAATGTCAGCATCATATCTAACATAACGCGCATAGGTTTGAAACCTAAGTTGATCGTTTGTGGGCTGATTTTTGCCAACCTTCAATTCAATATAAAGGCCAGCTTTCATTTCATTAACAATTGGCACTGGCAAGAATATGTCAAAGACGCCAGCCTTAACGCCTTCAGCTTTAGCAATACCGCCACGGATTTTATCACCATGCCCCTGATTATGGATAGCGTGAAGCCACTCCAATTGAGGCACTTTAAATTCATATGGATTGTTTGAGGAAAAGTTTAACGCCCATCCTTCAACCGTATAAGCCTCTTTACAGTTTGCAGTATAAAAGCCAAAATTGACACACATATTTGCCCACATGAATAGGGCCGCTTGGTGAGCGTGTTCTGCGCCGGTTTTATCTGCATAATCCCAAGGGTTAGGCGTTGGCATTATTAGTCCTATCAAATAAGTCCCAACCGGCTTTAACCGTGTCAAGTTGATTTATAATATTAATACCGTCTTTAATATCCCAATGGCTAGGACAAAAGATAGGTTCGGGTTGGCTAATAGGCCGGTTGCCCTTGTCAGGGGTTACTTCGCCTTTGCCTTCGCAATGATCGCACGTTGCCCGCTTAGGAGCGCCAGTAGGCCAGTTGCCTTTATCTCTTGGCGTCAGGTCTAACTCACAAGTGCCTAGGCACTTAGGACATTCAACCATGCCTTCATTTATTGGCGCAAACTGTGAATTGCAACGCCAAGGTGAACGCCTAATTGAAGCTTGCGCTCTTAGTGTGTTTTCACTTTCCATATTAACGCCAGATCAAATATAAAATGAAGCCAAATGTTTGCCCCAAAATAAAGCCAAGTGCAAGCGTTATTTTCATCGCTTTAGGATAATGTCGCCAACTGTAGTAAAGTTGCCTATGTTCATCGCCAGGAAAACGATCAACTTGGGCAGCATCAATTAGTTGCTTAATTTCCTTTTCGTCAGGCTTACGGTGAATATAGAAACAACTCCCATTGCCAATCTTAAACGATTTAGCCCAAACCCCTACACGAATACCGCGATGCTCAAAGATACGAATTGCTACCATTGCCGATGTTCCCTTATTGAACAGTATTTTCTTCTTCATTAACTTCAGCAATTTCAGTTAGCATATGCTCAAAGCCAATTTCAGAATTTTTGCTTATAATGTCGCCAACCTGCTCTTTAGTAAAGTGGTGGTCACAAGCGGTCAATGCGCCAAGGGAGCCAGTTACTACAGACATAACAGCTAGTGCTTCCCCTGAACACATTTTATCTTGATAGGTAATCAAGAGGGCTTTTAGCTCGCTAATTAGCTCTAAATGCTTAGGTTCAAATTCCATTAATTGCATTGCCGATGTTTCCTCATTAAGCAGAGTTAGACCCTAGCAAGTTTTGAACGCGCTGTAAAGTGCCTGAAGCCATAATAACATTTGGCATAGCTTGACTGAATTTTATATCAACTGCGCCATGTTCGCCTTCAGCATATGCACAAACAATTAGACCTTGGGGGTTAAGTGTGCCATCATCAATTGCCCGTAGAATATCTACTAGACAATCTCGCGGCGACCAGTCAGACCCATTGCCAGACCTTTTAGCGCGTAGCTCACCAATCGAAACAGGTTGATTTTCATATAACATCTTCCTTATCCTTATCTATTAAGCCAGTTAGTTGTTCGGCTTCTGCCACCGCTTCAGCGTATGTTTGGGGGCCAGAGGCATAACCAGTGTAGCGGTTATTATAGTAATACATAACAAACCACTCCAAAAAGACCATGCGTAATCTATAGCCTGTGACTTCAAATTCTGTGCCATCACTCGCCTTTATTATTATCATGGGTTTCGCTATCTATTGGAGTTGGCTCAACCTCAACAGGTTTCCACCCGCGCATAAGGGAGCTAAGAGTTAGTGGCAAGGTGCAGTCAACGCCAGCCATTATACAGGCTTTACGAGCAACTACCCTATTTTTGAACATAAACCCGGCTCCTTCATGTAACCCTTTTAGTCACATGAAGCGCCAGTGTCAAGCAGTTTAATAACTTACTTAAATGCCTTGTGGGCTAAATAATAGAATTAGAGTAAGTAATAGCCCGACTGAACCAGCAATTAAGTTTGTGCGGTCAGTCCTGTAACTAGTTGCTATTACAACCACGAAACATACGGCTATTACTATAACTAATACAGCCAAAACGTCCATGATTAATCCCCATCATATAATAGGACTACGCGGTTACAAAGGTCAACCATTTCTTCAACAGTTTGACCCGCTTCATGGGCAACTCTTTCGCCATTTTTATTAAAAAGCCTAAGCTCTGCGTTAGCGCCTTTAGTTTGATGTTCAAACTCGCGCTTGCTTACGTTTTTATTATCGCTTTCGCTCATTGGGCCAAAGTCAACTTCTAACCTAAGACCTGACGCAAACAATAAGCTGAAGCCAAACTTTTCTTTAATAAACATGGCGCTTCCTTCGATCAGGCCGCAGCTTGGAGCCTCACCGGGTAGCTGTCAACCCGCCACGAACCATCAAGGTTCCGCCGCGCATAGTAATGGCTATAAGGGTTAAGCCCCTCATTAATGTAAGCCCTATACTCGGCTTCCGCCCTAGTCATTTCCGGCCTTTCCGCCTTTGTTTCCTAGCCATCTTAGCGGCTTTGCGGCGTTTGTCAATAACTTTAGCACTGACTTGACGATATTTATAAGGCACGGCTGGCATGGCTTCCTGATAGGCTCGCTCCAATTCTTGATTTACTATATAATTATCATCATCCACCTAGGCGCTCCATTTCAGCGGCTATTTTAGTGTGGTAGCCACCTTCAGCATAATTGCTTCCATTATACCCGCTGGCGAACGGCCTACAATCGTCAGGGTCAGTGCTGATCTGGCGTAGCTCTGGCAACAGACCGGCTAGGCGAATGTAACCGACTAACAGATAGTAATGGTGATACTCACTCTTAGTTGTTGAGAAAGCCATTTCAAGAGCCGAAGTAAAACCCATGTGAGGATACCAAAAACCCATGATCTGAAACTTGCCCCAACTAGCCGACTTAAAAGCCGGGTCTATCTCGCCAGTGCAAATAGCGTTAGTAAGTTTATCCCAACTATCTTCATTATAACCGCCAGCAGAAGAATTAGAATAGGAAGTAGTGCTAAACTCGCCACCAGTAATTTGATGGAATTTGTGACGTTCAAAAAGTATTTTAGGCCGACCATTACTATCGTAACCGCTACCGCTACTTTCCACGTTAGCAACAGATACAAGTTGTTCATAAGAGCAATCAGCCATATCAGCCAGAGAACGGAGTTGTTCTTCAGTTACGCCTTTAGCATCTTTGTTTACAAATACTTCTTTAGTTGCATCGCGGGTAGCTGGCCCACAAGCGCCATCGCTAATTATATCGGCATTATTATATATTAGCCAATCTTGGTAGTCGGACATAAACATATTAAATACCTTTGATATAAAAAAAGGGGGCAGCACTTCCTATGCTACCCCCTTCCCCTTCATTCAGCGCGTGTCGCTTACGGCTGGACGAAAAGCCAAACCCCAACAAGCTGATTGCTGGCACTGGACGAGCCAATACCAAGCGTTCCGTTGCTGTTCTGCGAGCCAGCAAGGCCAAGGCTAAACGTGCTACCCTGTTGCGTGGTCGAAGAAACGTGCTGCGACTGCGAGCCTTGATCGTTGCCCGACATAATGCTTTCGGACAGGCCAGCAGAAGCCGCGCCACCGCTCGACTGTTGAGCAGTCACGCCAAACAGAGCCGATGCAGACGAACCCTGCGAGCCAGAAATGGCCGTAGAGTTAGACTGCGATTGACCTGCGCCAAACGCAACGCCAAAGTCAACAGCCATCGCCGGGGTAGCAAAAGCAACCGAAGCGAGCAAGCCAGCAAGTGCAAAGATTTTCTTCATTCCCATTTCCTTCATCAATTACCGGACAACTTAATTTAATAGGGTGTCCGGTTCCCCCTATCCCTAATAGGTGGAGCTTGGCGTTGGCCGACGCGGGGTGTTGCGCCTTACGCCAAGCTCCGACGATAGAAAGCCACAAGTTGTAGCGTGTGGACAGGCTTCTATCGTTTAGCTGTTACTTTATCGCGGGGAGCTAGCGATTACTGCAACAGTTTTGTTTTCCGCACTTTGTTGAGAAATTACCACAGAGGCCGCTTCTGGCGTAATTTTATTATTATAGGCCACTTTTGGTTGCGGAGTTTGACCGGGAGCCGGTTGAGCCGGTGAAGCTAGATGTTGAGAGCCATTTGAGCCAAGCAATAGCAGCTTGTCACAAGCATCAGCCGTTGACTTGCCAGCATCAGGCCCGCCACTATCACTAGTGCAAATGCTCCAAATCATCATGGACATTAGTTTGCCAGACAATTCAGGTTGGTGCATATTAAGAGCATTAACTGCCGCCATGCCAAACTTTTCAGCGCGGCGTAGTGACTGACAGGATTTATCAAACTTAACCCCTGCACCGCCAACTGAAATACCTAGTGGGGCAGCAGAAACCCCGCCAGAAACAGTGCCGCCACAATAGTCAGAGCTAAAGCTAGAGCTAGCCGCAAGCGGAACGGCATTGTTCGTCCTAATCTCAGTCTGGCGACGGTTACGGGTATTCCAAGTTTGGTTTACCGTAACGCCCTGTTGATTAGCTTGGTTAGCATCAAGGTTCTGCGATTGATCTTGGCCTTGCATCTGACCTTGATCTTGCCCTTGCTCATTACTTGACGTTTGAGCTTGGCCTTGTGTGTTACCGTTAGAATTGCTAGTGCTTTCGCTGGCAGAGCCAGAAATTGCGCCAGAGCTAGACTGACTAGTATTCTCGTTATTGCTAACGCCAATACCAGCATTATTGTTAGAGGCGTTATTGTCAGAGCTTGCACCGCTGACAGAGCCAGAGTTAGCGCCAGCGTTTGAAGCTGACTGGCTAGCCAAGTCATTGACGTTAATGTTTTGAGCATTAACCGACGCTGCACCACATAGAAGTAGCGCGAAAATAACCTTCTTATTCATTGCTTTACCCCCAAATCAGGAACACACACGATACGCCTTTCCGTGGCGCTGTCAATAGGCTTGTTTGATGTTTAAATTCGCGGCTTTTCCGTTTCTATTTTATTTGGCCTAACCCAAGTTAATTCCTCAACCAAGGCTGGCGCATAGACAACATCATTTCCTGTTCTTTTCCTAAATGCCCACAGTGAGCCATCCCCTAACTTGATAAGGTTAGGCGGCTCGCCCCATACTAATTTCATTTCCCCTTCACAACCTTCAAAGGTCACATTATATCTTTTTGGGTCTGTCATTTCACAGGTGCCTTATACTGGCCGATTATAACTTTAATCATGCCGCCAAAACTATCAGTTATATAAAAAACCGCGCCTTCATCCATAAGCATTGGCACAGTAACTTCCGCCACTCCAACTTTCGTTCCCATGTGGTGCCGACAAGCATTGGCGACATTTAAAGGATTAATAACCATTATGGCTTCACCTTATAGTCTGGCATTGGACAAATCCCCAATCTTGGGTCGCCGCGCCAGTGAGCTTTGACCAAAGTTGTTCCGCCCTTTTGAAAGTGGCGTAAATGGGAACGGACGAAATGAAAGGCTTTATGAAAGGCTGGCCCGTTTGGATTATGCCCTGAATATTTAGGCGGCGGGGCAGTCTTATTAAGTGTAATATAATGGTGCGGCTTTAATTCAAAGCCAAGCCCCCGCGCCTGTCTAGCGTGAGCTTTGTGGACAGGTTGAGCTTCGGTTTTAATTCCATATGGAGCATTTATAATTAAAATCATCGCAACAACGTGCGCCCCAATATATCCGGCAACTTTAGCCAAGTGTTCGTCGCTGTCATTCTCGCTCTTATAACAACAAATCCGGCACGTTTCATCATCATACATTTCAACGTGGGAAGTCATTACAACCGTGGCGTCTAGGTCTGACATAATATCAATATGTAATTTTTGGCTATCTTCATCATATGAAACCATCGCGCCCATGCGATATTTCTTTGGCCGTTCATTTATAGTAACAATCAATACATCTTTCATTATATCAAAGTCAACATCTGGCTCGTCAGAAGTATTTTCCTGCTGCCATTCAAACCAAGTATATTGGCTAGGCGGCACAAGCAATCCGCCATGCCCCACAACCGGCCTACCATCATGGGCTTTTATGGTTGAGCCGTTAAGCGTTTCAATGGTCTGGCCTACCAAATCCATAACCGCTGTCATTTCAAAACAAACCGTTTCCTGCATCTGGATAACGGCTTTATCTCTTAACTCTTTGCTCTTTGGCTTAATCGTAACAGCCCGTTCAAAGATACTTCTCAAAAATGGTGTCATTGCCGATGTTCCTTCCTAATAAGAAACACTAGCAAAGTTGGCGTAGGGTGTCAACAAGTAATTTAAGGTCAGCTTTAAATTTATCGTGGTTTTTATTATAAACATCATCAACAGTATGACCTTCGGCTACCCATTCAACTCTCTGGCAAGCCGCCCATAATTTAGGGTCTTTAATCATTCCCGCTTTCCTTCAGCCAGAGCTTCACTAACTCTACCAGTGTTTGTATTAAATTTAGTGGCTACTTCCTGAAGGTGAATATCTGGATTAGCAAAAGCATAATCTACAATATCCTGTTTTTCCGCATCTGTCAAAGGCGGGTGCTTAACTGGCGCTTTGCGTCTAGTCGGGCTTTCCCTGATAGTTTCCTGTGCCAAATCGTGAATTTGATCGGCAATACTATCCAACCCATGAAACCTAATTTCAGCGGCTATATTATGTAATTCTGTTCTAATCTCTGGAATGGTGCGTTTAGTCATTGTTAAACCTATTCCCCGTATCGGCATTAAAGAAAAAATCTAATTCAACTATGGCTTCAAGCTTAGTCCCATGCACAGAAAATATGCCCACAGGATTATCGGCACCTGAAAAGATTTCTAATTCAGACATTTCTTCTGGCGTCAAGCGTCTAATTTTGAGGCCGCGTATTTTCTCTAAGCTAGAGAAATTTTTTCTGATATACATTATACTATCCTAATTGGAGTATTCATAGCAGCTTTAAGTTTGGCGTCAGCATCCGGCGTATAAGGGTTAACAAATCCCTTTGGCTTTTCCGGCGTTCCACAAAAACGACAAACTAACTGACCATCCCTCTTGACAAGCTCACATTGTTCGCATTGGCGTTTCATGTTATCATTTCCACCAAAGCTGAATATATTTCAAACAAACCAGTATCACGGCTTTTATAATAATTGGCTGTTTCTCTCAATTTCTCTCTGGCAACCCTCTTATCGTCACCATCGCAACGCAATAGAGCTAATTCCAGTGGGGTTTTAGTCACCGTTGTTCACTCCTATATGGCCTTCTAAGTGGAAAGCGTTTGTTAAAGAAAAACCTGATAGCTCGGCTGGCTTCTTCATCCAACAGAACAGATACATTTCTAACTATCTCACCATCTATAATTTCTGTGATAGAAATAAGGGCTTCATCATATTTATTGACCGCAATATTAATCTTATCACCATCATGGTCAATATATTCAAAAATGTCAGGGCTACCTGTCCTGACTTGCCCCTTTTTCACCTTGGGCGCTTTCATTCCGGCTCCCCTGTAAAGATCAGGATAGGTGGGCGTCGGGTTTCAGATGGTTCAATCTCCATGCTCCCAATATTCTCGTATGGCTCAACTGGCAATGGCTTATAGTTATAATTAAGCAAGTCCCTAAGCTGTCTGGCAACATAATTAGGCAGATGCACACTTTCATCATTGACCATAATAACTACGTCACCCGTCCTAGGGAACATCTGTATTCCAAACGTATCACCATCCCCGTCAATGTGGGTAGCTTGCGTCTGTGTCGCATTAGATTGAAGATTTCGTGGCATTTAATCTGGCTCCCTTGGCTCGCTCAACTAGGATAAATTTAGCACCGCCCCAAAAAATGTCAAGCCCCCCTATTAAATAAATCAAATAAAAATATTGGCTGTATTGTATGAAAAATGCCACCCCAAAAAATATGGCGCTCGGCTTTGATTAACCCGAATGGACGCCGACCCACCCCTATTGGGGGTTAAACGCTAACGTCAATGCTGGCTATCAATAACAACGATCAACTAACTCAATTACTAACATTGATTAGTAATGAATATCATTGAATATTTATATTGGCTTTATATAGCAACACACATCATGGTGCATATGTTGATATATATTATAAATGATATATGGGCGTATTTATATTATAAATACATCACACATACGAAAAAGGGCTGGCTCACGCCAACCCTTTCCCTTACTGTATTAGTTGGCTAGATCACCAACCCTTGCCAGTAATTTTCGTAATTTCACTAACGCGCTTATTGGCAAAGCTTACAAGCTCAATACGCTGAAGCCTAGACTGGTCAATAAGATACCCGTCAAGAATGGCGCTTATATGCTTAGGCGTTACTACCAAGTAAATAACGCCCGGTTCAAAATCTTTTACCGCGTCAATTAGCTTTGGCTTTTTGCTAACAATGTTTGTGCGTTCAAACCTAACCCCTAGGCGTGACATAGCAAGCTCACGCTGTGCCGTGGTAGTCTTACCACCGAAACGCTGGCGCTTGGGGTATAGGTCAGCCATAGCTTGCTTACATAGCTCGTGGGCTACATCATAAGTAACGCCAGATGCAATTGCCGTAGCGAGAACGCCACAAATGGGCTTTTGTGAATGGTAGTTAGAATAAAACCCTTGGGGATATTCAAAAACTGGCTTGCTCATTATTAAACCTTTCTGCCGATTGATTTGCTAGGAATTTCTCTGTATTTTCGATATAAACATTGATAACGATTTTTTCTGGCTTTGCAACCCTTTTTTTCGCAACATGGTGAATTTTATTTTTTGGCGTTGCTGCCTTTGCTTCAGCTTGCCTCATTCCGTTACCATAAGCGGCTGCAATCAAAAAGCCAATAATGCCGATTACCAACGCTAGCCGTAGGAAGCGACCAATTTTTACTCCAACATTATAAGCGGTCATTTTCTGCCCTTTCGATCATTTTGGTATAAAGCATTTGCTGGCTTAGTCAAGCATTATTTTGATTGCCCACAAATTATTTTATAATGAGATTTGAGGGGCCATTATACGCCATTTCCCCTCTACTGTAATTTAAAATATAATATATATAATGTTATAAGGTCTAGATTGTCAGGGTAGTCGAATATTATTTATAATGTAAATCAAACATTATATTTTATATTCAGAGCGGCAGAAAGAGAGATTTTGCCCTTATATCATTATATCCTTATACGATGGCGGAAAACTGCCATTCTACCATTCTATTTAACTTATAAATCACTATATTTTTAACGCTTGACAAGCTATCTAGCATCCTCTAACCTATCCAACGCTCTTTAACATAGGATAACGAAATGGTTTATATTTCCGAAAACGCGCCAATTCCGCCCGCCAATTCAAATCGCAAGGGAACGTGCCGCTTCCCATTTGCTCAATTAGAAATAGGCCACAGTTTCTTTGTTGCCAATAAAAACGATATGCCACCCGGCGAAGATATATCAGATGCCAGCACATTAGGCAACATGACAACTCACGTTTCTAGGCATAATAACAAATTAATGCCAGATAAGAAATTCCGTTGTCGCATTTATCCTGTTAATAAACAATGGATACAGGTTTGGCGCGAAGCTTAATCACCACCATCCTAGGGGTTTATTGGGGAATTTGTCCATCCGAATGTCAATCAAGCGGCGAGCTTCAGCCAAGGTTTCAACCCTGACCAAATTTTTGCCAGCAGCCCTAATGTGATAATAATCGCCGGAATATTCAATTTTATGTTGCCGATAAACCATTTGCTTAACTCCCTTTCGATATAAAGACACTAGCCAGCTTTCACAGTTAGGTCAAGAGTTATTTTCAATTAGCCAGAAAATATATTTATTATAATTCGAGAAAAAAGAGTTGACAAAGCCATCGAATTATAATATAATTAGAGTAGCGCCAAAATTTTTCGATCTGCGCCAGACAAAAAAAGAGAGCCAAGGGAATTTAACCCTTGACCCTCTCTCTTTAATGTGGGCTGGCTTATTTCCAATTTTTAGCCATGTTCCGGAAGCTTACCGCCTTGCCAGTTAGGCAATATTCCAATTCGGGGCGACCGCGCCGACCGTTGTGGATTGGCGTTGCCGAGATTAGGTTGCCCTTGCGCAGATTAACCAAAACAGCGTTAGAGAGAAGGCCACCATTGCCAGCTTCCACAATGGCGAGAGCCGCGAGCTTTTGCTTACCGTTCATATTCAATATTCCTTTGCCGATGTTTCAAGAGAGACAACCCCTCTTGATTTAATTACTATAACAACTTTTTTGAGCCAGTCAACAACTTTATTTCAATTAGCCAAAATAAAATCGCTTGACTAAATAACGCCATTCATTTATAATAAAACTAGCCATCAATTTTCCTTACCCCTAGGCTATCCAGATCAGTTGTGTCAATCCGAAAAGTTACTTTTAAGCCAGCTTTAACCGGGATATGAAATTTGTCAACCCTTGGCTTAATAATAGTTTTTCCGTTACGACGAATTTTCCAATAATTGCCGTTCCTCATTGCAACTTCAAGCGAGCCGCTATCAAGCAATCTTTCGATTTCCTGAATTTTATTATAATCAAGCATATTCATTAAATGACCTTTCCAATTAACATAAGCCAACAATCTAGGCCAGACAAAGCCAGAATAAGAGTATTCATCGCGCTTTGTCCCTTCCAGTTTCCGGCTTACCCATTGCAGCCGAATAAAACCGGCTTGCTGAATAACTGGAATTTGTGCCGCGCAACTCACTAGAAAAATGAGCCGCAATTTCTCCGCGTTCATGCTCGCCAAGGTCAGGCAAGCTAGCGATAATTGACGCAATCTTTACATAATGCCGATGTTGAAACATTTTATTCCCTTTCGATTTAACTCCGCCAGCTTACCAAACCGGCGGAGTATGTCAACAATTATTTTACATACAATGGTATGTTTCCGAGCCGGGGTCACAATAATACGGGGTATTAATCGGAATTTCAAATTCGCCAGCTTCAGGGTTAAGGATATTTCGGGTTGTGCGAGTTACGCCACAAGCGCCGAGAAAATCAATAAGCTTTGCTCGCTTGTCATTCAGGGTTGCAAAAATTGCTTCGCCAATTGCCTTGCGGCTGGCGTTGTCAGCATTTGCGCTCTTGATTGCTGTTGCGATAATGAGGGTTGAATTTTTCATTTTGTTTAACTCCGTTTGCGTTTCGATTTACTCACTATAGCCAGAAATTTCAGCCAGTCAAGCATTATTTTAAAATAATTTTTCGCTACGGCAAAATTCTAGGTCTAGCTCCACGCCAAAAGCGTCAAGCTTTAAATTGTTACAACCGGAGCCATCATTATTGTGATTATACCAAATTTCCACAATATTTAATTTATTATCATAGATCAAGCCGTATTCATTACTGCCAAAATCAATGATTGTTGCCTTTTCGCTCGCCAGATATTCCTTTGACATTATCCAAAAACCTTTACGTCAAGATTATGAGCCGCTACAAATGCAGCCGCAACATCATAAGCTTCTGCCCGCGTTTCAAAGCTTTTGGCTTCCATTTTCACGCCGAGCTTGATAGCCAGCTTTTTTGCAATACCGGGGCCAACGCGCCCAATTGCATTTATAATATAATTGCGATCAAGCGCCGACGCGCCACTAAAGCGATAAGCCAGATTAACCGGAACGCTGCCGACAAATCCGAATTTTCCGTTTGGATATTCAATTACTGAAATTGCCATTTGCTTTCCTTTCTCCGTTTCGATTTACAATAGATAGCCAAGCGAGCCAGCTATGTCAACAGAAAAAAGACATAAAATAAAATTATTTTAGGGGTTGACAATGAGCCGGAAAAAATGTTATCCTGAAGCAAAATGAATTTTTTATCCATTGCGCCAGACCTTATTGATCTGCGCGCGTGGGCGCGGGCGCGCGTGCGTCAGCCAGTTTCAAATGTCAAGCAAAATATTTACCGAAACAAAAAATAAATATGTTGACATTCATTTGATTTAATTTCTGCCCGCGCCAAAAATGGGCTAGGCTTAAGCCAAGAAATGCGACGAACGGAGTTATTTTATGGGTTGACACAAGCCAGAATTTTTGCTATAATAGAGGGTTGAGCAAAATTGTATCATACGCCAGATGAACGAGCCGGAAAGCCACCGTTCATGTTACGTTATATCATGGAGCGAGCCAATGGAACAAGCCGGGAACAAAGCCAGACCAAACCGGGAACGAGCCGAGCGAGCCACCCCTATAGTGGTGTCCCCTGTAGTGGCTACCTAGTATAGTGGCGACCAAATATATTTACCCCTATAGTGTAGTGGCTACCTAAATTAAATCGCCGGAAAATCTGTGGGGATTTGCAATCACATATGCTTTTGGTTTGCTACCAAAATCCAATTGCATTTGATGGCCGGGAATTTCTCTTAAATCATCTGCATCTAGCAGCGTTCGGATTGACCGCTTAATTGAATATGATGCACCCATTCGATCATTCTTGAAACAAGCCACAGAGATTAGTTTGCGAGATATAATGGTTTCTGTTATAATATGCTTTTCAAACATATCAATGCGACCACCATATTTAATATACTTTTCACGATCATCAAGCAATTCTCTTATTGCTTTAATAACACTGTGGAGTTGCTTACCCTCACCTGTAGCGGCTAACGCGCCAACCTGTCCTGTTTCAAACTTAGCAATTAGTTTATATGTTTGATTGCAAACCATATCCGTTGCCCACATGAAATGCTCAAGGGTTACAACAGGATTTAAATAATTCTCGCCAATTGCCCGAAGGCTTGCCAGCTTAAGAGCCTTAAGGTGCGCCCTGTTCCACAATTGTCTAACGACTTCGCCATTGCTTTGATTGATTAAATCGGTTGTCCACACATCAAATTCATCTTGCAAAGCATCAGCTTCAGGAGTTAGCTCAACCCGATGGACTGCGCGTTGGTGCATGACTTTCAAACAATGTGCTGCCAAGTCAGACAAACGAGTTATCAAATCTAATGAGGGATAAACGGTTTCAGCAGCTTTATTTAAATATCGTCTATCCGATTTATTTTCAAATACCAAAAATCTAGGCAACAATCCATCGCCAATCATACTTTCATCTAATGCTTCATAAAAAGCTTCAGGCACACTTTCACCAAATAATGTTAGTGAGGGTGAATAAATTGGGTCAGTATTCTTTTCGCGTTCGGAGTAGGCCATTGGGTCAAAAATATCGTTATGACCTGATTTAGAATACATTTGCAACAGCACACGCTGCAAGCCTATCAAATGGGTATTGGCGTTCGGCGCTGCCATTTCTTTCATCTTCTTGCCAAACTCGCCAACAATAGATAAGATGCAAGGCTTCCCGTTAGCCATCCACTTAATCAGGCCAGCCGATGAAACTAATTCACCCGGCCCGCGAAAGTCAATGATACTTGGACAGCTAGGCAATATAGCTTGTTGTAACTTAGCCGTTCCACTTGATACAGCATCCTTACCAATGCCTGTTTGCGCCAGCATAAGTATGTATTGATTTAATCCAGCACCAGAGCTAGTGTTATAAGCACGGCCACAGATGCCAGATAGAAACGCTATTGCGCCAGCTAAGGCAACATCATAAGATGGTCTAGGAGCCGCATCATAAAAGAATTGAGCCACTTCGCCAAGCAAGCCGGAAGGAAACTGGTTGACAAGCTGCCGCGTTCCCGGCACTATGCCCCTTCCCTCACCGTCTTTGCCGATGGGGACGAGGGACGCGGTGGCGGTCGATGCACTCTCCATGCTTGGCCTCTTACCCGGTTCGGACGTAGAGATAGTTCCCGCCGCCGCGTTACCATTTACTTCACCAAGACTATTAAAAGCATCATTTACCCAGCCCGCATAATCAATTGGCGGAAGCTGCCGGTCAAATGACTTTTCAACCATATACATTACATAATCGTCACGCTGCGCTTTATCGCGCTGGCCTAACATTGATGTTCTAAATAGCCGAATGATCTGTGGGATATGTTTAGTATAAAAAGCGATTATGTCAACTAGGGCAAAATCACCTTCTGATTGAGTTGGGTAAAGGTCTTGCCAATGACCTTCCCATAATTGTTTAAACTTATCCCCATTGACAGCTTCAGAAGCCATTTTAATAATAGCTGCATCTTCAGCTTTTTGTTCAGGGTCAGCATCAACAACGTATTGTTTAACATCGCCACCCATTTTATTATATAAATCGTCTAACTCTGGCTGTGCATCCCTAATTGGATTAGGGTTAAGAACATCGCCAGTCATTGTAAAGAAACGGCCTTGCGGGTATAATTCCATAGAATTACGCCGCCTACCTGTGGGAACATTACCTTTAACAATTATATGAACGCCATTCCTACTTGGCGAGCGTTCAGTATAACTATTTAATTTCATATATACTTGTTGTTGGTTCTGATAGGCTTCTAGGTCGCCGTGAACATCATCAAGATCAATGCCACAATAAGGGTCATCTTTACTGAAAACAAATCCGATGCCAGTAAAGCCAGTATCCATTATAGGGGTTTCAGGGTCAACCGCCTCAAAGCAAGCAATTGGAGCAGCCAGAGCTTCCTCAAAGCTACCCCATGTATTACTTTTAATTACACTTGCTTTACCTGAGTTGGGACGCGGAGTATAAGGCACTTTAGTAGGCTTAAGCATGGGCGGGCGAAATTCAAGCCGCCAAACCACCCATTGATTATAGGCCCGCAATTCGGCAGGGATATTGCCAAACATTAAAGTTAAATACCTTCATGCTCTGCCATATAAAGGATAGCACGGCGCACGACTTCGCTAATAGAAAGGTGCTTACTTTCTTTAGCTTCAAGATGGTGCTTTAATTTCATAAGCCGCGTTTCATCGTCAGGGTATAGACTGACTGCGAGGCGCGGCTGCGCCTTGTTACCCGGTTCCATTCGACAGGGATAAGCCCGCGCCGGTCGATATGTCAATGTTTAATTTCAGCTTGACAGCCTCTTGCCGCTGTGCTTATCTGGCATGGAATTAAACCGGGTAAATAGAGGGTAAGCAAGTGGAAGTTGAAGCAACGGCTGGCGTTCCTGAAACGCCTGAAGAATTTATTGCGCGGCGCGATGCTGAAATTAGCAAATGGGTTTCTGATAAAGAAAGCCTAACTGTAGCTAAAGAGTATGAGGGTGAAAGCCGCGCTAAAGTGGCAACCACTCTTTTTCCAACTCCTAAAAAGGGAACAAATCGCTATGCACTTAATGGCGGTTATAGCATTAAGCTTGTGTATGGTCTTAACTATACCCTTGGCGATAAAACTAAGCCCGACCCGGCTAACCCCGGCGAGCTTATCCCCGTCAACCAACAGGTCACAGACGCGCTGGCTAGGATTGCAGAGCTTGGCAATGAAGGTCAAGAGTTGGCTAATGTGCTGGTTAAGTGGAAGCCAGAGCTAAACGAAAGCGTTTATCTTCAGCTAACCCCGCCTGAAGGCATGGCACCAACCAACATTCAAGCGGAAGCTAAAGCTATTATTGATGAAATTCTAACTGTCAAGCCAGCTTCACCGCAACTCACCTTTGAAACGCCAAAAGAAAAGAAATAGGTGAACCCTTTAGTTAAAGAATTTGCTGACGATACGTTAGCATATTTAAGGCGGCTAGATAGTAATGGTTATCCAAGACGCGAAGCGGCTGTAATGGAGTTTATAGAAGAAACTATGGCAAAGTCAAAGCGCCCGCCTGTTCATGGCACTATTAAAAGTGCCAAAGGTATGCGGCTGCGTATTTTTCTAAACCAAAAAGAAGTATTTGAGGTATTAGAATATAATACCGAAACTGGCTATATATTAAAAAATAAGCTTAACGAAAAAGGCTTGCCAGTGATTAGTAATGGGAGTATAGCAACTGAAGAATTGCATGGCTCTGTTCTAGTTACGAGGATTAGTTAAATGGACTATACCAAAGGCACCAAGAGCAATAAGGTAACTCTTAACATTGCTCACGTTCACAACGCGCTTGAACCACCGGAGCCGGGTGTTAGCTCGGTTATGATTGATGGCGTATCAATTCACGCGATTGATTATATTAAAATTGAAGCTGCAACTGGCGTTCCAACTAAATGCGTCATTCAATTTGAATGTGAAGTCGCTGGTAAGATTGACGGTAAAGGCGTGGCTGATTATATTAAGGAACACACTGAGTAATGTTTCAACCCATAACGGCCACACCAATTCCCGCTGCCCACAATACAGGGCCGGGTAATTTCCTATCGCAAATACAGACCGGCTACGTTAAGTCAGGTCAACGAATTGTGATAGCTGGCGTAGAGAAGGTTGGCAAGACCACCTTAGCCAGTGCTGCGCCCGGTGCATTGCTCATACCATTAGAGCTAGGCTCGGCGGCTATTCCAGTGGCTAAAGTCCCGCTACTAGACAGTTGGGAAAAGGTTGAGGCATTTTGTGAAGAATTGATTGCGGCTGCTAAGGCTGGTCAGATTGCGCCGGGTAGCTCCCTGTCATGGGATAGCGCGACCGCATTAGAAAGATTAATCCATAGCTACGTTCTACGCACCGATAAAGATTATAAAAATGGTGGCGTGACAATGGAAAGCGCACATGGCGGCTATGGTAAAGCCTATGGTTTAGCAAATGAATTGTTTGAGCGTTGGACGCGCTACATGGACGAGCTAGCCATATACGGCGGTATTAATATTATAATCACCTGTCACGTTTTCCCAAGTAGAGTTGTTGACCCTGCACATGGCGAGTATGACACTTGGGATTTGCTACTACATTCGCCAAAGAATAATAAAACATATGGCAAACGTGAATTTATGACACAATGGGCTGACCTTGTGGCTTTCTTCTACGAACCGATGTTTGTATTAAAGACAGACAACAGTAGTGGCTTCCAGCAAGGTATAAGTGCTAATCAGGGGCGTGTTATAGCGGTTGACCGACAACCGGCTTGGGTAGCTGGCAACCGCTATGGCATGACAGGTAAAATACAAATTCCAGCACCGCAACCCGGCGTGATTGCTAAAGATAGTTGGAACGCATTAGCGGCGGCGATCTGGAACGCGACACAGGGCGGCATTGATGTATGGAGTAGATAATGGCTAACAATTGGGATAAAGCTATAGAGGTTCCTTTTACTGGCATAGTAGGTGGTGGTGTATTACTTTGTAATTCCAATGGTAAAGCCATAGCTCAAGTTATGGTTATGTTCCATGATAAAGATATTGATTGCAAAGCACTAACCAATGAAGTTGCTAATCTAATTATAGGAGAAGGCAATGGAACAGCAACTTGAAATGAAAAATTGTGGCGTTGAAGGTGAACCGGGTGAGCCAGAATTTAAATTATTGGCGCGTGACCCGCTGGCTCCATTTATTGTTGCAATGTGGGCTGCTCTGCGTAAAGGCGATACGGCTTCTGCCTTGGCTTTATTTTCAGATTGCGTTAGCGATGCTGCTTATAACTACAGACATAATCCTAGTAGTAATTCTAAAGTCAATGGCGCTTCTGAAATTGCACAAGAAATGAATAATTGGCGTCACGCTAAGGGACTTCCTATTTTCGGTTTATATACAGTTAAAAGCTAATGCGTGGTTGCGGCACCGTTTTTAATATAAATCCTGTTCCGCTGTCGGCAGAGGAAATTGAAACATTAAATCAACTGGAAAGGATAGCTTCTAAATGGGAATTTCAGGCTAGACATTTACGAGAGCTTGTGCTTAAGTGCCATGAAGAACAGTCAACAGAAGGGATAGGCGATATGGTTGCATTTACATTTAATGCTCAACAATTCAGCCCGCGATATGGCGGCGTCAACGAGCAACTTCCACCGGGTAAGTATAAGGGCGTTCTAGTTAACGCTGAACCTGTTAACACAACTGACCAAGCTGGCAATGTCAAGGGCGGTTATCTGGCTCTTACGGCAACTCCAATTGAAGGGCCGCTGTCCGGTCAGAAGCATATTGATCGTCTTAATCTGCATCATACCAATCCTAAGACGGTTGAGATTGCTAACGAGCAAATGTCGGCTTATTGTCATGTGCTTGGCGTCTATTCAATCCAAGCTACAGAGCAATTGCTTAACATTCCGTTCCTGTTTGAAGTCAACTGGCAACGCGGCCAAGAGCCTTCACAAGAACGGCCCAATGGTGGCTTTACCCAAATAACTGCCATTTATGATATTAATGGTAACGCACCGGGTAAAGCTGGTTCTGGCCCACCGGCTCAAGCACAAAACCCGCCACCGGCTCAACCGCCGATGCAACCCCCGCCACAGCAGCCCGCACCGGCTCAACCGGCACCGCCAGCGCAGCCGCAGCCACCGGCACAGCCGACACCGGCAGGATGGGGTCAACCGCCAGCCGGTCAGCCTGTCGCGCCTCAACCGCCTCAACAGGCATGGGGAGCGCCAGCCGGTCAACCGCCAGCACAACAGCCAGCGGCACCGCCAGCAGCGGGTTGGCAACAGCAGCCAGCACAACAGCCGGGAGCTAACCCACAACCACCGGGAGCCGCGCCGTGGGGCGGGCCACCGGCACAATAATTGTAATAAAAAGTCGGGTTTGGCTAATGCCATTCCCGGCTTTTAAACGGGTAGCTAGAAACAGGTAATTATAACATTTTACGCCTTCCTAAATGCTGATGTTATAGGTCAAAGCTGAAAACTCTAGCTATCCTTTTAAGGGCCGGGTAAAAATATGTGGGAAACAATAAACGAAAAGGTAATTGTAACATTACCTTTAAGAAAAACTATTTATGTGGAGTGGGATAAGTCCCTTCCTTGCTTTGGTTGTGTTGTTAGACCAAGCGGTGCAAAGTCTTATATAGTGCAATACTATGAAGGCGGGCGCGGTTCAAAACAAATCAAAATAACATTAGGAAAAGTTGGTTTAATAAGCTACGCTAAAGCTAAAGAAGCAGCTAAACAAATTCTAATTAAACGAAAACTTGCTAATGTTGGTGCAATCTCTAATACAGATTATTTTGAATGATTGACTTAACTGACCACTTGCAGCGCAAGGCAATTGTTCTGCAAATTGAGAAAGACGTTGACGAGTTTTGTAGGCGGGAGTTTGAAGAAGATCACCGCACACACCTTGGCGCGTCCATAGTCGGTAACGATTGTCAAGCATATATTTGGAACACCTTTCGCTGGCTTAAATTTGAAGTATTTAATGGCCGGATGCTTAGATTATTCAATCGCGGCCATGAAGAAGAACGGCGCTTTATTCGCTGGCTAAAGGGCATAGGCTTTGAAGTCTATGAGATTGACCCTAGTAGTGGCAAACAATATAAAATAAGTGGCGTATTTGGTCACTTCGGCGGCTCGCTTGATAGTGTAGTCTTTGCGCCAAAGCATTATAATATAATTCAACCGCTAGCTTGGCTTGGCGAATTTAAAACACATAATGACAATAACTTTCAAAAACTAAAGAAGTATGGTGTAGCGGCGTCTAAGCCACAACACTTCAGGCAAATGTGTTCATACGGCAGAGCCTATGGCTTTGAGTATGGCTTGTATTGTGCAGTCAATAAGAATGATGATGAATTATATTTTGAAATCGTTGTCCTAGATTATCGCCAAGCTGACGACTTGTTTCGTAAAGCAGAAACCATAATCTTAAGCCAAAGTCAACCCCAAAAAATTGCAATGACTGAAACTTATTACGCCTGTAAGACCTGCGATTTTAAAACAATATGCCATCGTGGCGAAAAGCCTACTAAAAACTGTCGTTCATGCTGGCATAGCACACCGGCTCCTGAAGGTCAATGGCATTGTAACTTATTCAACGATAAAATACCACTTGACTTCATTCCTAAAGGGTGCGACAACTGGTTTCCAATCATTAACGGGTAAGAATGGCAACGCACGAAAACAGATGGTATCAGCGGGAAGCGGTTGACAGTCTCTTTGACTTTTTCCGCGACAATCCCGGCTATGATGCTACAGGGGAAGCTACTGATGCTCACCCCCTTATCTGCTTGCCTACAGGAACGGGTAAGAGCCATGTTATAGGCGACTTCACCCGCGAAGCTATGACAACATATCCCGGCACACGGGTTATAATGGCTACTCACGTTAAGGAATTGATTGAACAAAACGCGGCTAAGTTGCAAGAGGCTTGGCCGTTGGCACCGCTCGGCATTTACTCCGCTGGCTTAGGTAGCCGCGACTTTATGCACCCAATTATCTATGGTGGCGTTCAATCAATGGTCAAAAAGCCTGAGATATTCGGGCGGCGTGATATTTTAGTAATTGATGAAGCGCACCTGTGTAGTCCGACGCAAGACACTAGCTATCAAAAGCTAATTGCCGGATTAAAGGTGATGAACCCCTATTTAAAAGTAATAGGACTAACTGCTACTCGTTGGCGGCTCGGCCTTGGCTGTCTGACTAACGGTAATATATTTAGTGATATTGCTTACGACCTTTGCACAATTGACGGGTTTAACCGGCTTATTGCTGAAGGTTATATCTGTCCGTTAATTCCCAAGCGCACACGCACAGAGCTAGATGTTAGCAATGTGGGTATGTTGAATGGTGAATTTAATCCCGGCCAGCTACAGGAAGCCGTTGACAAATACGAAACGACTTACGCGGCTGTCAGTGAGCTTGTGCAAGAGGGTTATAATAGAAAAAGCTGGCTAGTCTTTGCTTCTGGCATTGACCATGCTGAACACATTGGCGAATTATTAAATACCGCCTTTGGCATTTCAACCTGCGTCATTCACAGCAAGCGTTCGGATAAAGAAAACAAAGCCAATCTTGATGCTTGGCGGCGTGGCGAATTTCGCTGTGCTGTCAACATGAACGCGCTAACCACTGGCGTTGACCATCCGGCTATGGACTTGATCGGTATGCTACGGCCTACAATGTCAAGCGGTTTGTGGGTTCAAATGCTTGGCCGTGGCACAAGGGTTTATCCCGGCAAAGAAAATTGCTTAGTGCTTGACTTTGCTGGCAATACTCGGCGGCTCGGCCCAATCAATGACCCTGTTATACCGCGCCCGAAAGGCAAGGGGCCACCCGGCGATGCACCTGTTAAAATCTGCCCCGCTTGTGGCACCTATTGTCATACAACTGCTAAAGTCTGCATCGTTTGCGGCTTTGAGTTTCCAGTAACAGAGAATATTAATCCAAATGCTGACACGACAGAGCTACTACGTTCTGACTTGCCAGAGGTTGTGCCGTTCAATGTCAAGCACGTTATTCTAAGCCCGCACCATAGCGAGCATAGCGGCAAGGATAGCATTAAAGTTAGCTATTACTGTGATGGCGTCATACCCCGCACTTTCTACGAATATATCAGCGTGGAAAGTAGTAGCAGGTATTTTAAACATAAGTCGCGTGACTGGTTCCGCCAACGCTATACTGGCTATCAAGCTTATCAACCCCCTGTTGGCGTTGAATGGGATGATGATGTTCCCCGGCATGATAACGCGATAATTGATATGGCAATGTCCGGTCAGTTGCGTCACCCTAGAGTAATTCACGTTTGGACTAACAAACAAAAGCCAGAGGTATTGCGATATGAATTTTAAACCTGAAACTGACCCGCGCAACGTGGCTATGGAACGACTACAGATCATTGCTCATTTAAGTGACATTGCAAAGCAAGCATTTGTTGACGAATTAACTAAAGCTACTCGCACCTGTCTTAACTGTGAACACTTTAAAGAAACTGGCGAGCAATGCACTTTATTTAATCAAAGACCGCCAGCAAGAATTATTGCTTTTGGCTGCGATGCTTATATTGACAAAGTGCCGTTTTAATGCGACTACATGACCCTGAAGTATTTGAAGCACACAGGGGTCGAACCACAGAGCATTTAAATTATATAGCCGGTTTAGCTGGCTGGTCACTTGAAGAAGCAATTGAAAGGAAATGGCAAGTGGAAATAGAAGATAATATTCCTATCCCGGCTAGCACACCGGCTGCTCCTACTGGCAAAAAGCGTGGGCGTCCACCGGGTAAGAAAAATATTCCAGCCGAAAACACTGCTCTATTAAATGCAGTTGACTTTATTAGTGTAGTGGAAACCGACGCATTTGAATTTAGCAAGTTTTGTGCAATTCGCGGAATGGCGGCAACAGCCTATTCTAATATATTGTCGGCTGGCTTCCCGGTTGCTGAAGAATTAAATCTCTGCCCACATATGGATAAGCTGAAGGCGGCTCTTAATCGTTGCGGGCGCACCTTATCTATTAGTGAGAATAATAACCAACTATCTGTCAAGGGCGACAAGCTACGCGCTCTAGTCCCTTGCTTGGCAGAGCCATTGGCGGCGATCACGCCTGATATGCCAATTATCAATGGCGACT